CCTTTGTCCCATACACCCACAAAACATATCGCAATGTGGTCAAGTAGTCTTGGTTTACCTTCAATTAGTAATTTGCTACCACTCTTTAACTTAATTTTCTGATCTTCACCAGTTAAAACCACACAAGGCGAAGTAGAAAGTTGATTCTCTTCCATTAATTTTGCGGCATGTTCGTCCCAAACTTTGACGATTGCCCAGACTTCATCCCCTTTAATATAAGGAATAAATACTGAACCTACATTTCTATTCACATATTCTGTGGTAGTTAATGTAGATGTTCCAGGATGTTCAAATATAACAGGAAGTCCATTACACCTTTCAAGAAATTCTTGATTAAGATAAATGTCTTTGTCGCGCCACACATGCTCTTTAATGCCACTACGATATGATAATCCAGTCCCTGTAATTCTAATATCAAACATAGTTATATTGGCATAATGCTGCGGTGAGGTTAACTCACCAGCTGCCATTAACTTAGCAATACCTAATTCATCAGCGTGTAATTTCTTCAAACTAACAACTAAACCAGGATGCAATGGTTCTGGAGGATTATCTAGCGGCGCCCAAATATAAGAATTATGCTCACTATGTAACTTGGGTGGAGTAAATTTTTTATCTACTTCTTGGATAAATGTAGTATAATCAACCTCTCTAGTTGGATCTTCACCATTTCCTTCTATTGTGGATTTTCTACGGGAGAGTTCAAATAGTTCTCCAGAAGGGTAAAATCCAATCTCTTCAGAACACTCTCTAATAGCTGCTTCTGTTGAGGTTTCTCCATTCTCTCGTTTGCCGCCAGGTAGATCGTAATATCCAGGAAAATCTCCTGATTCAGAACGTTCAAGGAATAATGACTTCTTGTCAGGGGTAACAAATAAGATCCCGGCTGCATAGATGGTCTCCATCAGACGGGGTTTCTTTTACTCAATCCACCAGTACGAAGTTCTTCACGTTCTGTTGAATCTTGCTCACTCTCAGTTTCATCATCATCCTTCTTAGGAGGAATTTCACAATCCTTTCCTAAGATAGAATCAAGTTTTGCATCCAGCTTCTTAAGATGTTCAGGAGAGCATGGCATTTAGAACCTCAGATATCCTGATAGGAGTAAAATAACCAAGATAATAAGAAGAATACCAACAATGCCAATTCCTGTATGTCCGTACCCATAACCATATTGCCATCGTCCAATATATGGGCCTCCAACTCCTCCAAGAAGAACAATAATAAGTATGACGATGAGAACTATACCAAGTGGGCTCATTGGGCTTCAGTCGTCTGTTGAGCTGGTAAACGCTGTCTTGCACGCCTATTTTCAATTTCAGTAAGCAAATCTACCACTGCTTCTTCCATTGAATCAATCTTTGTTCCACCACTTTTACCCAGTGGACCCATCTTAAATGATGGCTTCTTTGCTCCTGGTGCGCCACCAGCTCCTTCTTCAACAGGAGGCTTATATTTAGCCAATTTTTCGTAATCAAGTATAAGCGGAGATGGAAAAAGTACCTTCAAATCGTTGAAATTGTCTGCTGCCCACTCGTAAATATCAGCTTTATTGTCATCATCAGAGACCGGAAGCAGAATTTCAAGCATAGAAAGTATGGCGCGCAACTTAACGTTGGCAACTTTAATCTTTTCTGAGTCAGGTTCAGTCAAAAGTGATGGCCAAATCGCAATAAAGTGATTTGACCATTCGGTAAAAGCCTGATTGTAGCTCTTTTTCTTGTATTCGTCAGGAAAATCGTTTTGAACTGTTTCGTAAAAATCAATATTCCAAGCTCTATGTTGCACTATTCTAGTGAAAAAATTGTATAAACCCTGCATAGATTCACGTAATTTATCAATATAACGTGCTATCGCTTTGGCATCTTCCTCACCTTCAGCAAAGGCAACCGCTAATGTTTCAGAATTTACTAATTTTGCTGGCATACCTGCTGCTGCTGCTATATTTTCAAGTATGTTTTTTCGTGCTGTGCGTGATGAGTTGTCTATATTCTGTAAATTTAATGATTCGACCTCTTCGTCAATACCGATATTCATTACAGAGCCGGTCATTGCCTCCTTAAGCATACCACGCTTAATGCCAGCAATGCGCTGCATAACGTCATTTATGATAGAACCAGGCGCTTTTAGCTTTGCAATAATTACACCAGCTTTTTTCGTCACTAAATCATCAGTAATCATCGACTGTAAGAATGATTTAAGTGGAAAAAGCGCGCGCTGATATACAGAGCGGCCAACATAACCCCAAGCTGAAGTAGTATAATCAAGATAAATTGGATCTTCATTCTGATAAATACTAGTTCTGTTAAAATGATAAGATTGCCCTTGTACAGAAATGGTTAAAGGCTTCAAAAATGTTGGAGAATTTGGATTTTGATTTAAAACTAAGCTTCCTGCTGTATTTAATGGATCAAAAACGTTGAAAGTAATTGGTTTATTGGCTAAACTTGCAAAATCTAATGGTTTTGTAGGATCTTCATTTGGAATCATTAACGCTACAGATGCAATTCCATAAATTCTTGCTAATCTTACCACATTTGCAATAATTCTATCAGCATCTATCTTTTGCCATTCATCTGTAAATGCTTTTCTAACGCGATCTTCTGGAGAACCAGGTATATTTATCTTTCTTCCTTGTGATTGCGCTAATTGTACTGGAACATCTACAAGTTTTGCACCATATGGATGATAAGAATAGATGAGTTTACATAGCTCATAGGACGCACTCGATCCCAGCTCTATGTTATCAGCCATCAAAATTTGCATCAAAGGGGTGCCTAGCGGCGAACCGCCAAACAATCCCCCTTGACTTTCTACGACAGCTTCTGCCATTTTCTTCTTGTGCTGAAAAAAGATACGCGGAGGAGGCTGTCAGTCCCCCTTGCCAGTTCACAGAGTGTTAATTCACCCCGCCGCGCACCATCCCAGTATTACTTACCGACGAGTGGGATCAACTTCCGGCGACCCACCTGGGCGCTGTGGCGGTCGACCACCAACTCCACCAGCCGGCGGGGTCGGACGACCAGGAGGAAGCGGTTGACCTGCCGTCGGAGGGCGAACGCCAGGACGACCAGGCGCCATCGGAGGTTGTGGATGTTCACCTTCGCCGCCTTCACCAGGAGGCTCGCCAGGTTCATTCGGAGGAAGCCCCTGATCAGGATGAACAGGAATTTCCAACACGACGTAACGATAACCGACGCCAGAAATCAAAACAAGAACGAGCGTCTTGCCGGCTGGGATAGTTGGCGGAAGTGGCGGCCAAATTGTGCCAGGAGGCGGATCAACCGGAGGAAGTTCAGGTTCACCAGGCTGCGGAGGCGCGATAGGATGCGTTGGATCGACAGGCCAAGCAGGAATATGGCCTTCATCCACACCGTAGTCTGGATCAACAGGACGCCCACCCCAACCACCAGGAGGACGATGACCAGGTCGCTCAGGAAATTCTGGACGTTCCCAAGAACCCGGAGGACGATTGCCTGGACGACCAGGACGACCAGGAAGTCCCTGATCAGGATAGCCGCCGCCACCAACACCCCAATCCGGGTCAACAGGACGACCAGGACGCGACGGGAGATGACCAGGACGGTCGCCTACGCCACCCCAACCCGGAAGATGACCAGGACGTTCGGGGCGCCCAGGAAGACCTTGGCCAGGTCTGCCACCTTCATCAATACCGTAGTCAGGATCCACCGGACGGCCCTCCCTATCGAGGAACTGAATATATGCAAAGGGCATTCATCTTCTCCATTTGGTTTCTGTTGTTAGTCTGGATCTTCAAACACATAGTGTCCCAGACAAAAGTGCAGGGTGGTATCTGATCGACGGGAGAGCCGAGACGCACTCAATTGTCGCTAGTTGGGAGGTCTTCACGACAATTTATTACCCTGCTGAAGCTTAAAACTGCCGACCTGTCCTAAAATGATGTTCTTCACTACTAGGCGGTTCGGACTTCTTTGGTGGTTCTGGTTTCTTTTCTGGCTCAGATTTCTTTGGTGGCTCAGATTTTTTATTCGCTTGCTCATTTTGATAATGAGTAGAATAAGAAATAGCTTTTCTGAGCGCAGGTTGTTGCGCCACAAATCGCTTCCTCTGCTCAAAGTTCATAGCTTCAGATCCTTTTTAAGCTGTTGCCAAAACTCTTCGCGTTTACCTTCAGCTCTGATCTTCTTAATTTCAATATCCCTAATTATTATATCAAAGTAACCATCTGGTGCAATAGAAGCAAGATCATCTATTAACCATAACGCACGATCATAATCATGATAGCCTAAAGCTATTATGTGTTCTTCCCATACTCTTTTAAGACGATCTATCACACTGGTCCTAAATCTTCAAGAACTGCCTGCCAAGCATATTTTGATGATCCTGGTGATTGAGGATGATCCATAGTATTACAAAATGGCAGAAGAACAGGACCATTAAAAGCAGTAACTGGATGAACTGAAATCACAATCTCCTTATCTCCACCATTTATAACTGTAACAAATTCAATAGGACTTGCACCAATATAAGGAACAGATAGTGGAGGATCAACACCACCAGTAAATCCTGGTGATTCAGCTTTACCCGTATATTGATTAGGACCAGAAAACATTAAAAAATTATCATTAGGCGGACAATTCCCCATAGCTGTACTTTTATTGCATCTAGCATCAATTATGACTTCTCCATTACTCCCAACAATAATCTGCCCGCTCAAATTTTGATATGCTAAACCAAATCTATTTATCCAAGCATTAGAAAAAATTGGCGTTCCAGGAGGTAAACCAGTAAATTTAATTTTACCTTTAGCTTGTGTATTGATATCTTTATATGTATCATTAAAATAATTTGTTGGGACAGGTATAACCAAACCAAGTGCTTTAAAATAAATAGGTATTTCAAGAGTAGACATTCTTGGTATAGGAGATCCGCCTGGATAAGAAGGTGGTCTTTCTGGTTGAGAAGGAGGTGACAAAATACCCCCAGACAAACTAAGTCTAATTAGACGATTTCCAGAATCAAGAGTTGCTGGAAATCTAAATACCTCAGTATCTACATCAACAGGTGCATTTAAAATACCATTTAATACAACAGAAGCTATAAGTTCAACAGACATTTTATTCTCCTACCACAAATCCGGATCACCTAGTGCGCTACAAACACCATAACAGAACGCATCTACTAAGTCATCTTCTTGATCTGGTACGCCAACATTGAAAGTATGAACCTGCTTAATCAAATGATTCGCGTGACGTTGTTTAAAATCAACAGTCTTACGATAGGCAAGTTCTGAATATTTTACTTTGCCAACGGAAACGTAGCCACTAGCGTTAAGAGCACGCGGCTGTTTGCCAAGTTGTACCAACTTAGCGTCAATACCAGTTGCCAAAAGGTTGCGTCGATTACATTGTTGCAAAAGGACAATGCCAGAGCCCTTTTCTTCAATTAATGTACCGATTGACCCTCGCCGCGGGTGACACTCTCTAGCAAATTCTTCAAGTCTCAAATAAACATTTGGAATCCAATCTATCAATAAATCAGAAGGAACCTGCAATATATCATAATCTAAAATTGTTAAAGGACGATCTTGAATGTATTGATTTAATGCCCAATATATTACGGCTGTTGCGTCATGTTTTGCATCAGCTTTAATGCCAGTATCAATAGTGGCAAAGACGCAATCACACCACTCAGGAAAGTTGACAGGAGATCCGTCAACAAGTAAGTCCTTTTCGAGGAAAAACGTACCACCAGGCGGCTGCGGATTTTGTTGATAGAGAGACTCAAAATCTCGAATCCCAACGATTGTGCGTTTTCGTTCAAGAGCAGCAGCATCTTCCCAAGATGGCCAGAGCGCCTCACCTACGCCGCGCCCCAAAGGATCATCTGCCACTGCAAAAGCCGGAAGGCATATAACTGTCCATTGATCTCCACCCTTCTCCATTTCATGGAGAAGCATTCCACCTAAATCTTCCAAATGCCATCTTGTTTGAATCAAAATAATTCTAGCATCAGGTTTAAGTCTTGTAACCAAATCACTTTTGTACCATTCATACGTTTTCGCCCTAACGGTTTCTGACTCAGCATCTTCTCGTGATTTAACAGGATCATCAATGATTGCGAGATCAGCTCTTCGTCCTGTAATAGCCCCACCGACGCCCGCCGCAAAGTACTCACCGCCGTTCGTAGTTTCCCATCTTGAAGCGGCCCTATTTGATTCATCTAAAGAATATCCTAAAGTGGATGCTTTCAATAATATCTTGTTGCGCACCCTGCGGCCAAAACGTTCCGCAAGTTCACCTGTATGTGAGCAACCTATCACGCTTGAGCGTGGAAATTGTTTAAACCAAAATGGAGGAAGTAGTTCGCTGGTATAAGTAGATTTGGCGCTCCCAGGAGGAGCAAATATCATCAAACGATCTATTTCGCCAGATACTACTTTTTCTAACGCTTTGATAATAAGTCTATGGTGCGCTGCTGGTTTGAAACCAAAATCACCAACACACTCTGAACACCACGCCAATAAATTAGTTTGACATTTACGGCGCCAAGCAGCAGTCCTAAGCTTAAAAACCTGAGCACGACGGATACGATCGAACTGGGATGGATGCTGCGGTGGCTCAAATCCCATGCTCATTTAATATAACTTTTCACGTACCTTTGCGAACTTTCCACCCATACCATTGGCACGTAATATTAAACTAACTGTCCCTTGAGAAATTCCAACTTCAGCCGAAATCTCACCCTGCGTCATTTTCTGAGAGCGCAGTTCTTTAATTCGATGGACCATACGTTGGTCAACTTTTAAAGGTGATCCTCTTCGATCTCTCATAATTAGCCAACTGTACCAACTTTGTGACGGTTTCCCATCCCAATTAAAAAGTCAAAATACACCAAATGATAAATGGAAAATTTCCTCCTTCTATGATCCCTGGACCCCTCTGGGCTGGGGGCACGTTAAAAAAGGGGTCCAGGTTATTAAAATCTCAGCTAGAGGGGGATCATTGCTGAGATAGCGGCCTTGTGTTCTCACCAGCTCGGTTGCAGGAAATCACACTGGCGAGCCTTCAATGATCCGCTTAAATTACGGCGAAACTAAGGCGCGCAAGGGTAAAACTACGTGGACGATACATTAAATTTTGTTAATGTTTACAATGTAAGCGTAGACTTCATCTCTCAGTTGTGCTATAGTGTACGAAAGGGAACACAGAGGGCTGGAGCATCAAGTGCAAGATCTCTTCGATCAGCAATCAGTAAATGATTTCCATTGGATTGTAGCAGTCTTCGCCAATACTGGTGCCGTAGATGTCATTAGAAAAGCTAATGAAGTTCCTCTCAAAACATTTTATCCAATACGTTTTAATGGACGTGGAGAGCCAATACCTATGTGGCGCCACTATTTATTCATCGAATTTCGCCAATTTATAACAGCTGAGATTTGTCGTAGTACAAAGAAGTTCATAAAAGTTTTGAGTATGAGAGATAAATTTGGCATAGAATATCCAGTAATGGTACGCAAGAATGCCATTGATGAACATATGAGATTATTGTTATCTGGTAAATTTAATGAAAAATTACGTATGAGAAGATTTTATGGTAAGGGTTCATTTGTTAGAGTAATTGAAGGAACATTTATTGATAAACGTGTAAGATTGGATATGGACATTACACCAGATATGCCAGGTACTAAGAAAGTTTTGGTAGACATTAATGGGTTCAAAGGTTCAATAGAACTATGGAAGTTAAGCTTATGAACGATGATGAAGACGAACATTATAACGATTATGATGAAGGATACTTTCCTCCATCTAAATATCCTTGGAGGGAATTATTTACGTTTATATTATTTCTATCAATTTTCCTAGCAGGACTATGGTGGTTAATATGGAAGATATATGAATGGGTCTAAGAGTAAAAATCATGTCAATGGCTGGAGAGCATAGAAAATGGACGCTGCTATCATAGAAAATTTGGTACAAGAAACTGTGTTTACAATATCTCCTCACAAACTAAAGATCGCAACAGATGAAGCACTAAGAGTAATGATTAATAGCGGTGTATTCTATCCACGAGAAATAGCTGAAAACATCGCCTACGCTGTACTCAGAATCGTACACCAGAATGGAGGTTTCATTGACTAAAGATGAAGACTTCCCTCGAATGAGCGAACCATATGTCATAGCGTGTCTGCGAATATATGGCGCTGCACCAACAGAATCACTAGTGGGATGGTGCGGTAGATGCGGACATGATATATGGATCGCTAAAAGCACTCCTCAGATCAAAAACGCAAAATACATATGTCTCAATTGTGTTAACTGGAGTGAGGTTGATGATATTGAAGCGCCAACTCCAGAACAAATTGAAGATGTACTGAGACATAGGAAGAGACAATGAAACTAGAAAATATTACTAGTGAAGGTGATTTGCGCAATTGGCTCACAGATCAGATCTTCGAGTGCGAAGGCCGATTAGGATTGGAATGGATAGAACCTGCCAAGTTCGGTTCCACTATTGGCGCACCAGACTGTAAAATCAAATATGGTATTAGCTCCATAGGTCTTGAGCTAAAATATTTAATCAGTACAAAGAAAGGCATAAAATGGGCGGTAAGACCTGCCCAACGACGCTATCATCACATGCTTGCTTTTCATGGTGGTCGTAGTGCGCTTATGGCTTTCATTGCCGCCAAACAAGAATTGTATTTAGTGCGAGGTGACCATATTCCATTGAGAGATTATGCTTCTGATCCTCAATCTGGATGCGCCAATAGATTAGTTAAAATGACACACTTAGACTTTATGAGTATTGATAGAGATCGCCAAGCTATGTTCGCTCTTGAAGATAATTTGTTTCAAGACGAGTTTTGGGAGAAGAGCAATGGTTAAGATGGTACCGCCACAATACAAAAAGGGAGGATTACATGGGCCACCTAATGATAGAATATTTCATCACTTTGTTGGTCAAGCAGTACAAAAAATCAAAGGCTACAAATATCCAGGTATCATCTTAGTTGCATTCAAAACATTAGATGGAAAGGCACGCTATGTCGTTGAAGCTGATCATCCTGATTTTCGCGGTATGCTTCATATTTTCTCTGATGCGGACATTGAGGAACGGTAATGAAATGTGAAAACTGCCATGGCAAAGGAAATATTTGGTCACAATTAACTCAAGAATATCTACTTTGCATGGAGTGTAATGGTAGTGGCATAACATCATGTTGTGAAGGAAATCCAAATATGACTGAGCAGCGCCCAATGTATGAGTGTGACGTTGAACTTTATACATGTCCATACTGTAAAGAAGATGTGGTAGTATATGTCGAACTAGATGGCACAGGAATCATTTCACACGAGAGCTATGATCTCATTGCCAATTGGGTGTATCATTCCAAATGTTGGGATGAACAGATGCGTAAATTTCCACCTGGAGGAACCAATGTCGAATGATCCACTAAAAGAACTCCAAGAATATAATGCGCGGCGTGATGCTTTATTCCGCAACCCAACTACAGAAGGTGCTGTGGCGCTCCTAAAGGAAACGGGCGTTACTCAATTTGACAGAGAAGATGTGCCATTGGCCACAGTCCACAAAGCAAGATTGCAATGGCTTGGCGCCACAAACGAAATGATAACAGAGAGCATTGTGTGGCTAAAAGAACATGGCTATCTAACTACTTTTAAAGGAGCGCCACCACTCACACCTGAACAACGTGACGCAGATCGCGTGTCAATAGGAAAGAAACCATTGGGAGAAGAATGATGGAAGTATCAGAAATGTCTGATGATGAACTCATGAGATATGCCGCACAATATAATTTAGAATTACGTCGTGGCAGAGAATTATTGAAGGAAGGTGACGATATCATCAAAGCGAACATTAACCTATATGTGGCATGCCAAAATGAATTAATGTCTCGAATGACCAATCGTATTGAACAAGAAACAAACAAGTTGGGAGAAGAATGATGGGAGAAGCCAAACGAAGAGGAATAATAGTCAATACTACCAGGCTAAGTTATATTTGTGATTGTCTAAATTGTGGAGTAGAAATTGACGCTGCTACAAGCGTTGGCCATAAACATTTACCAAAACCAGGAGCCATTGCCATTTGTATAGTGTGTAGTCATATTATGGCTTATGATAAAAATCTACACTTGCGAGAACTTACAGATGATGAAATTCTAGCCATTGCGGGTAGACCAGAAATCATCTTCCTCATCAACGGCCTAGGTGGCGCCAAAGCAAAATGGGAGAGTGAACATGGTAAAGGAACGTGGGGTCAAAAAGCCAGGGAGAGGCTCGCGCAAGTTCGAGCATCCAGGGCTCAGATTCAATAAACTCAAAGGAGAGTTGAATAAAAATGAATATGAGTGCGCTGCATGTCACGAAGTGTTCATTGCTGCGATAAGTGATGAACAAGCCATAGCAGAAGCAGCGGAGAATTTCCCAACAGTACCGATTGAGGAAACTTCAATCGTGTGCGAGGACTGCTTTCAAAAGATGATGGCAGACGTAGCTGCGCACCCATGGGCATACCCACCACTCCCACCGGAGAAAAAGTGATGCGGATCGACATATTATGGATCATAGCTGTCATGTTTATGGTGGCCTATGGTGGCCAAATCATCATCAATCTACTGGGGTTAAAATAATGGTCAATTATGATAAGTTCAAACGTCCAGGCAGCGGAGTAGCGCCAAAGCCGCTTGATAAGACTGAGCTTGAGATCGTAAGAGCAGACATGAAGTATCTCATTGAGAAAGAAAAAGAGAATGGTGATTGGGCCAAATGGTTAGAATCACAAAAACCATTTGGAGCATATACAATCCCACTCAACTTCGTTGAAGTTGATCTAAGTATACAGGTCACGATCCTCGATGCTCATGGCAATCCGGTAGTTGTGGCTGGCCCAACTCCCATCTTCCAAGCCATATCAGAAGAAATTCAACGCCGTGCCCATATCAATCATGACCCCAATCTTGACCCAATGGCTCCTCTTCTAAGGCCAGGCAGCATCACCGCAGAAATATTCACATTCTATGTTGGTCGCGCCCCAGAGAATGATGATCTTCTTCGGTGTAATTGTGAACTAGCAGGACAGTGGGGCCATATTGGATGTGGTTGGTGCAATCTGTGCGTGAAGCCAAAATTCATGTGCCATGGCCATCCGCGAATGCCACGACCTGGAGATGCTCTATGGTAGATGATGCGCAACATGATGACCATATTTGGGTGACCGTGAGAGGTGAATCTTGGGCTATAGCTGAGATCTACAAAAGTTGGATATGGTTATGGAGAGGTTATTGGCCAAACATGGAAGTTGCGCTCCTAGATACAAATGGCATTGACTGGGTTGGATATTGTGATAGGGCTGTCTTTATGATGTATGGTGATACTATTGTGTGGTAATTTTACTGGTGAAGGTTGTAGAATTATGGTTCGTGGATTTTTGACGCTAGTGCAGAGACGGTGGCCACCAAGTGGTGGGCGCAAACAGGTGAATTTCTGATTCTCCGAAAGCGTCTCCGACGCTTCTGGCTATCCCTAGATCGTCTAGGAAGCTCTAGGAGCTGGGGCTTTTTCTAGGGGCACGGACATAGCGGGCAACGACCGAGGGCTGATGGACGGCCTTCCTAATGCGTTTAAACGCATATCGCCAAGGTTAGGCGACAATCGTCGCCGAGGGCGACTGGCCCTATTTATTAGATGCCCATAGATGTTTTTTAGGGGCAAAACCATTAAAATAATTCTAGACTTTCCTACGCGGTAGGAGTAGCTTGTTTCTTGTCGGACGGCGATGTCGCCCTCCGCTAAAACGCCCCGAGCGGGCAGGAGAGAAAAATGGGTAAGGTATCGTTAGACGAGCGCATTGCGCTCGCCGTGTCCCAGGCGCTTGCGCTTAAGACACGCAAGGCTCGCGATCCGGTCGTTCCGGTGGACGAGAGCGAGTGGGACCGCGTTGCGCGTGTCCTGCGTATGCAGAAGGGCATGCGTGGTATGCTCTTGCGGCATATCGTGCGCAAGGGTCCGGGCGTGTACACGTTCGAGGGCATACATGCGGTGGAGGGTCTCGAGTGGATCTCGGCGCCTAATGTCGCTGCGTGCCTAACGCATATCGCCTGGAAGATGCAGGGCGGTTCGGGGTCGGGCACGGTCGCCCCGTGTGGGTACACCCTCGCCGTCGATGGGACGGGTGTTAACGTGCGGGCAATGCTCGCCCGCGTTAAGCCCGCGAAAAAGCCGGTGGCTCGCAAGGCGAAGGCTTTGCCCGCTCCGGTGGCGAAGAACACAGACGCCGCGTAAAAACTGGGGAGGCGCAAGCCTCCCCTCTTTTCCCCTCGTTTCTCACTAGTCAGGAGTCATCAAAATGGCACACATCTACTCGGGAGTTAACTCCCAGCATCGCGACCCCATCGATCACCTCGAAGATGGGTGGGTGGTCTACGTCAGCGACGACCAGGTCCAGATCCTCATCATTATCGTGGAGGTGGAGTGATGGCCAAACTCCAGCGCTTATGGCGGCGCATCATGGGTCAAAGACCATACTTCTAAGATGGGGTGGCGCAAGCCACCCTTTTTTATCAACGTGGTGATAGATGATATTTGGCTTTTGATGCGCACCAATTTGCGTGTCACCATGCCATATGTCATTTATCATTTCACCAATGGTGAGAGATAATTTTTGACTGATGATATATGATATGGATGATATTTGGCGTGATATGTTCTCGGTTTGTTCTCAGCTGTCATATGTGTTCTTGATCTGTTCTTTATGATTATCATTTGTGGTGACTTCTGATTTTCCGCTTTTGGCTTTGGTTGCGCACCAAGCATTATGATGTTATCATTGTCTACTTTGTTCTAAAATAAAGCAGACATAAAAAGCATAACGATATCAATGACTTAGGTGCATCAGTCTACTTTGTCCGCTTTGTATGCTTATCATACCGTCCTACATGTATGATTTAAAATACAGCTATACCAGGTCAGCAAAGATTTATCATTTGGTGGAGCACTTTCCCCAAGCATTTCAGTTGGTTATGCCTGAAACTTAATCTAAAACATTAAGCAGACAATTTACAGATCTAGAATAGATTATGCGATGACATGATGTTTCTTTCAGTAAAAGTAGGATATTCCCACACATCATTATCATCACCCCAATTAAATTTTGATTTAAGTCTAAAATCCATTAGCGCGCGACAAATACTCAATTTCGGAATTGTATAAACATTCAGCCGTTCTTTTCCGGCATTGTATTTATCAGTATGTTTTATCATACTAACAATTTTACCATTTGGATAAGTTTGTACTCTACCATTATCAAGCTTTGGTATGAGCGCAGCAAATTGCATTCCAAACGATCGTGGATCACATCTATGTTTATCATTTATCCTCTTTTGAGCATCAACAAAATCTTGATATAATTTTTCTTTCACTACCATATATCCATTATCATTTTGATTAACAAATGGCAATTGGCCACTCACCAATAGATTAAACCACCAACGCTCTACACCTGTCATAGTTTCAGTTTTCTGTTCAATTTGCGCCTCAGTTACCAATGCTGTTCTGAGATTAACATCAATTTTCCAATTCATCAATTCATACATGAATGCTTCCAATCCACCATGCTCCAATAGTTCTTCATCAAGAGCATCGAAATATGATTTAACATCCTTCTGAGCGCTGCTAACATTCAATACAAAAAATCTTCTTTCATCATATGATGCTGGAACTAGCCAATCAGCATTGCCAATTATGATTGAGCGAATATAGCTCTTCACACTACGACCTGGTAAGTTCTTTGGATTGATAAATAATGTATCGCCAGTTATGATATGTTTCAATGTGCTCTCGTGAGCCTTATCGCCTGCCCATATTGCTTCTTCCAAACATAACAATATTATCTTTTCCAAATGATCATTATGAGGGCCAAATATGGAATTTTTACTATCAATTGGCAAATAAATCTTTTGTTTTCGCTCTTCTGGGTAGCCATTCATCAATCGTCCAAGTGTGAGAGCCAAATATGATTTTCCTATCCCTTTGATACCTTTCAATACCAATGCTGTTCCAAGTTTATTCCATGGCTCTTGGAATATCTGAGCGCACCAACACATTAGCCAATGATAATGCTCTTCATTACCACTGCATATAATATTTCTGATATAATCCAAGAACAAATGGCAATCGCCTTGTTTTGGCTCCATAGCAAATCCACGCCATGTATTATATGCTCCACTGCGCATTGTTTTAGAATCAAATTTATATTTGGGATCGAATATGATTCCTTTCTCATATGTGCGCCTCAATGGCCAATCCAACCATAATTGTGATGCTGGAACTGCTTTTGGAGGTCCATCTTCTTGAGTTACATTGATTTTAATATGTCTTAATGAACTGATAAAATCTTTCTCAGTACGCAACTGCATTTCATCTTCTAATCGCTCATCAATAATCATAAATTTGCCCACTATAGATGTAATGGCTGATATGCTATCCACCCATTCGTTTGAATCTCTTGTAGATTTGATTTCTGGGCGCTCAGAACGTTTCTGTTGTGCGCCAAAGAGTGGATTATTTCTGAGCTGATTGAGACGGATGATGTTATCATCTTCTTCAGACATGGCATTTCCCCAGAACTATTCTTCTTCGCTGATATGTACTACTCTCAGCGCATCATATATTTTCTTGAATTCTCTATTGGCCATACTTATATTCTCAAATTCTATTGGCCTAAATGATTCACTATTATCTGTGTCCCACAATTTTATGACATTATCTTTTATAGTGACACAACGTATATGATCCATATTGGTGATGATAGATCCTGATTTAATCCACATATTAACCTCCCATTACGCTGCAAATAAATCACGTCCCATTATTTTAAGTTTACGATTTCTTTTTCTGAAATCACGTTTCCTACAAACATCACAACAAAATCTCTGATTTTTTATTACCTTTATGAATTCTTTATTGCATTCGTGACAATTGATAACTAGCTTTTTTAGTTCTGTATCAATATCCATCTTTCTCTCCTGCTACCGGGATCGTAAGCATAGAACGAGACGAGTCTCTCAGCAAGCCCTAAAAATCAGAAATCGTAGATCATATTTCTGTTTTTCAGATATCGCCTTAATTTCGACACAATTGGAGAGTTATCATGCAAGCATGATAAATGAACACCCAGAAACTGCTAGACAAAGAGCAGCGCGTATCTGGCGCAATCATCAAATTCAACAAATGGGTATTCAACAGCCAGAGCCAACTATACCTGAAGTGACATTGAATGAGATTGAGGCGCGATTCAGAAAAGAAATGAGAGATGCGCTCCAACAACACAATAAGAACAAATCATTACTCCAATATTTGATATTGAAACTACGTCAGAGGAAGAGTAAAGATGACAAGTAATGCGTATCATCCTGATGATCAACCAGCCATGTTGGCTGAAGATTGGGAGCGTATGAAATTTGAGCAGCGCCAACAAGCTGAACAAGAACGTATCAGAAAAGCTCAACAAGATGAGATCAATCGTGAACTCCATAAAGAACAAATCAAAATAAAGGACAAAATCAATTATACTGAAGAATTGGCACAAGAGATATGTGAACGTATTGCTGCTGGTGAGTTGCTCATTAATATTTGCAAAGATGAGCACATGCCCACTGTGCGCCGCTGTAATGTGTGGCTGAAGCAAAATGACGACTTCAGTATTCTATATAAAGACTCAATCAATGATCGCTTATCCATATTTGAAGAGCAGGTGATCAGCATCGCTGATGATGCAGCGCATGATTTTAGAGAAATAGTGAAGAATGGAAAGACCATCAAAACGCAAGATGCTGAGGTGATTGCCAGAGCCAAGTTGCGCGTCGAAGTGAGATTCAGGCATCTCAAAGCTGGTAGGCCTGGCAAATGGGGCGATACTTCAACTCTCATCACTAAGAGTGAGGATGAGGCTGCCATTGACAATATGACCACAGAAGAAATGGAAAAGAAGATTGCTGATCTGGAAGAAAAAGACAATATCATCAAAGTGGTATGATTGATGATAAATGATGTTGTAACTTAGCACGTAATTCCTGCCCTCGATCCGAGGCGCTAGATTGAGTGGCTAATCAGCTATATCTTGTCCACATTTCTTCAAAATCTTCTCTGAACCAGCATCGCTGAACTGGGCCACGTTGGTGCCTATATGGACGGCTTCTGATTTGGAATTCCACTAGTATGTTACCCAATACTCGTTTTGTGACTTTGTGCTCAGTATAATCAACCTCGAAATCACCGTCCTTATCTTCACGTAATGTTTCGCAAAGATAATCTGTGGTGATGATCTTGGCCTTTGTTTTTGTGAACACTTTCTGTGTATCACGCAACACTGACTCTCTTATATCAAGAGTAGCACTCTCATTCATATACGTGAGAGCCATACTTCTGACTAAATGGCCTCTACCAAAATAGTCAGCAATGGCAATTAGAGGGCGCCACTTGTCTGCATTACGTCCAACCATCGAAAGAGGCATTTTCGGATCTGGATCCAAATTTTGACCCGAATGTTCGGCCCATCTATGCAATTGAGATGCATAGTAATGTTCTCTTGGGCTGAACCTCTCAAGAGGTTTAGATGAGCGATGCAACCTGATTACAACTGATCTACTCATTAGAGTTGCTGGCACTTTACCGATACCAGCAAGTGCAACTGGGCCATAAACTGGCCAATTGACTACAGTCTTATCTGGTTGTACGCGCGATACACTTCCACCGAAACTATGCCCGTCATTAAGAATGGATCTCATTCTCTTAACGATTGACATATTGTCCACTTCGTCAATCAACAATGAGTGTTTGTTGGCTAGACGAAGCAGAGATGCTTCAGATGGATCTATCACTCTTTTGGATTCCCACGCCATTGCACCAAGAATATTCAGAACTGTGCTCTTTCCACAATTCGGAACAGGACTGAGGATAGTCAATCTTGGTGACTTATCGTATTGCATGAAGACGTGAGTATGTAGCGCCCATAGAGCTGCGCCCCACATATAGTGTGGTTTAGCATCCATATAAGTGTCGAAGACCTTTACCACTTGATCAAGTGGATTTGGCGCTATGGTAGTTTTCTTTGTCAGACTCACAACGGTTCTCCTAATAGGCCGAAATTACGTGCAAAGTTACACGTATGGCTTGGCAGTATTGCCTAAAAGGTGAGCCGTCCATAGGCGATTTACGATGTCAAACAGCACATTGGTCTAGCCCTATTATAGCACGTTTTCTAATGTGAAGCAAACCCACATTAAATAGTGGCGCATCAAGTCATCTATCACCATTATCAATAGCTGATGATATTTGACAATTGAACATGGCAAATCTGTGTATGAATTCTGAACCGCCAAAGTGCGGCAAAAATAGGGCTTGCCTTCCTTCGCGATTTCGGCTAGACTACCCTCTAGCCCGCTATAGGCGCGGGCGAAGACGATCTGATCTGACTTCTACTGCGGTTACACTTGACATTCCGCCGAAAGCGGTCTCTGCGGTTTTTGACAGATCCTACGACCCGCTGTTTGACATTCGAGGATTGCTTTATGCCGGCTGGGCTCGTCCGTGTTCGGGGCTGATTACGCATGTCTGAAGACATGCGGAGAATCAACAGGAGCGGTAAAAGGATCACTCGTAGAATAGCGCAAGTATCACGGGGTTGCGAAGAACAACGCTCTGATACGAAAGGCAAGCGCATGACAAGTTGCCTGAGGATGTTTGACCAGCCTTAGATGCAGGAAAACAGATTTGACGAACTCATGTAACACCCTGTTGAGTCCAAAAAGGCAAGAGACAGTGTTTTGAGGGTGCAAACTGGACGGGAAAAGAAACCGTACGTGGCGAGCAAGGGAACATCCGAAACCCAGACATTGTGCGATAGTGTCTGGTGACCCAAAAAATCAAAGACAGCAATACAGAGCACAGCGGGATGAAATAATCCTGCTGTGTTCAATAGTGCTGTCAGCACTAGAAAGGAGAAATCAAAATGTCTTATAGAAGTAAAAAGATTCAAAAAGAAAAGCATGAATCTTATTCTGCATCATTGCGACAAATAGTTCTCTCAACAACAAGAGAACGTCTACCACAACAAGACGGATATGTTGTGGCTCAAACGCCAAGAAAGAAGCGTTCTAAGTGGCGTATCGTAATTGATCCTGAAAATAGCAAGAAAACGCGAAAAGTTTCAGGATTCAGAATTAAAACATCAATTAAAGATCCAACTGTCAATCGTTATAGAGAAAACGATCAGAATTTAGGATATATCAACAAGAAGAAGTATTATGGGAGGTTTACGACTAATCCAAAGACCAAAGGGCGCGTCTTAGCTGTTATTCAGCAACCAGCGCAAGCAGCGTCTCAAGAGTCAGAATATATGCAGATCGAAGGAATAGTCATCGAAGGCGAGTATACTGAGGAGTAAGTACAATGCGTGTCAAACACTTCGTGCATTCTAATCAACCAGAACAGAAGCGCACCAGAATAGAGATTGAACTGCGAATGATGAATAATCGCAGAAAGAAAAGAGGACCAATAACACTAAAGCAACTAAACTTCATAAACAAACAACCACAGGAGAAGTAAAATGGCCGTATATGCGTTTGGACACCCAGGACAATGGTGGGCTGATGTAATGGGTAAAAGATACCCTTGCGTTGGCGCAATGCGAATAAAGAATGACCACTACCAACAAGCGTATTCTCTTAATAAAGAGAAGTCGTGGAACCTCATAGAGGAAATTGAGGAGCTTCAAAAGGTTATAGTCAGAGAGGAAATACTGCAAGCTAATGGCATCTATAAAGTGATAGGATATGTTGGCTTATTTCATGTACTCAATTTTATAGTAACAATTACTGATACCCACAAGATCGTTGATTTCGATCTTGGTCCGAAAATTGTTACGATCAAAAACCGCTAACCACAGGAGAGTAAAATGGCAAACATAAGCATACCGGTGGAACTTATCGACAGCTTCAACTACTTCCTCAATAAGGGAGCTGGCGATCACAAAGCGAAGCCAATGATAGACGAACTTGGAATGACTAAGATAAGAAAGATAATGAAATTAAGAACGTTCTTCAATAAGAACGAGCAATATGGATACAGAATTGTTGCTCATGGTCCAGACGATAAAGAAGAAACTGGAGATGATAGCTATTACGAATTCATATTTCCGTAAATAGATCGAAACAGCCAGTGCGATTGGCTGTCCTAGCGTTTGGCGCTAGCTGATGAGATCAGTAACAGGAGAAGTAAAATGAAGATAAATCTTAACATACATATCATGTCGTGGATGTGTCGCGAACATGACATCATCGATCCAGATCTTATCCAACTAAAGAACAATCACGAACAAATGATTGTGGATATTTCAGAAAGGATATCAATAAGATTTGATTATCCTCTTTCACATTCTGTATTGCTCCAATTTGGTGGCAAGAAGCCGTGGAGATTATCAGATCTAATTGATGTTGTCTGCGCCGGATATGTGAAGATATATGACGAGGAAGATGAAACCAGAACGCTTCCAGCTAGTGCTCCGTTGGATTCGATTCTGGTCAATCGTCCTAAAACTGACGGCAAGCACGGCATCTGGGGACACATCCTAAATGACTTGTATATTGAAGGAATATACAAAGGATCAGACGGTGTTTGGTTGCTACAAATGGGATCATAAGACCGAAAGGGTGGCGCCACAAGCGCCATTCTCCTAGCGTTAGGCGCTAGCTGACGAGGTCAGTAACAGGAGAACTAAAATGGTAAAAGCAGTATATTGGTATGGACCAGATAAAACTGGTCACGACGACTTTGGTATGCCATACGGCGATTTTATGTTTGATGGCAAAACAAAGATGGGACCTTGGGCCTGCATGAGTAGCTATAGCTGGGAGAAACACGGCTGTGGCAAACTCGGAACTGGCTTTGGCCAGAAGTACAAGAGACAGGCTGATGGCCGTTGGCTTAAGGTGGAGGGTTAAATGGCGCGCATCAGTGTAAGACGTGGATCTGAAGGTCCAGAACACGATCCGTATTCATATACGGAGATCACGTTCTACTTCACAGATTCTGAGCGATCAAAAGTCGTTTATCATAGAGGATTAGGTGAGTGGCTTAAATATGGTGGTCGAACATACGACGCTAGTGACAGTTGGTTACCATCGTCAATTGACTATCTATTTAAGCACATAACTGGACTCTCAGTTCGTAGAGCCGAAGAGATTCCAGAGATGCTGTTTGAGCGTTCCATGCGTAAATACACTAAAGCTGAGCGCTGGGCCATCATGGAATGCATCGAAGCCGATGAGGCCATGCTCAGAAACTGCTATTGAAATAATTGAACTTTGGAGCGCAGCAATGCGCTCCGCTTTTAGGCAATTTTGCCAGACTGAGGAGAATAAAATGAGGTACGTTGTTATCAATAGAGCATGTGATGGAACACATATTTCGTCACATGCTACGTTTGAGAAAGCACAAAAGCGTGTGGAAGAAATGGTTGGCAGAAGAGAAGGGCCATTCAAACTTAATCAACCCTATTGTTCTGATTGGGGTAACGTTCTCACAATCGAGGAGCGCCCAGGCAATTGGACTGCGAATACTGAGCGGCGCGTTTCCGAGGCTTTTGATGCTAACGAATGTGGTTTTGCAACAAAGGCTCAAATTAAATTGTTGCATGAAAAGGGTTGGCTGACAGGAGAGTAAATGACAGAAAATCAAGAGTTTAGTATTTGGATGTCAAGGGTAGAATTTTACCTTGAATCTATGGTAAAGAAGTCGTTGACACTATTGAAGTCATATGACTATCGCGATGACTTCAATAAAGGTTTTCTACCAGAAGAAACAGCAACTCGTGTAATTCAAAGGAGCAGAAAATGGCAAAGAAAGACCCGTGGATAATATGCCCTGTCTGTGAAGGAGAGGGAAAGACAGTCAATCCAAATATTGACGCGAATGGATTGACTGCGGAAGACTTCAATGAAGACCCAGACTTCAGAGAAGACTATATGAGCGGCGTATATGACATTACGTGCGCTGCATGTGGAGGTCAACGCGTCATCAAGAAGCAACGCATGAAAGAGCTGGCGCGAAATGCCGAAAGTCGCCGTCTGGCTGCTCGTGAAGATGGCGATTATGAAGGCTATTGCGGCGCTGGTGATTGGAGATATGGATAATGCATATCCTCCTTACCATAATTGTTATCATTGTACTAGTGGTTGTTTTTAGCAACCTAAATCAACAAGGAGTGATAACAGCTTGGAAAGGTCCAAATAACAATCTTGGTTGTATACCATTATTGTTAGTCTTTATATTTACCATTTGGGCCTTATGCCAATTGCCTGTAATACATTGAACTTAATGGCAGGTGCGATCTGCCATCTTTTAGGCAATTTTGCCAAACTAGGAGAATAAAATGGATAATCCTACAGTAGTGGTAGAAATAGAAGTGGATGCCGTACAAGAGGCCATCCAAACAATCCGAAAGATCAATAGCAAGATTGCTTGGGTGCTGGAAAATAATCCGCCATACAAGCAGAAGGAGCTTGATGATCTGAAGTATCGCAACGCCAATCTTACACTGGTTGAGTTGCGCCTCACTAAAGCTCTGAGCGATAGGGCTTTGGCCAATCAAGCCAAGGGCAATGTCGTTAAGATGGGAGGCAAGAAATGAGAAAGGCTCTATTGGCAGAATATAAAGTCAAGCCAAATGGCACAAAACTCCTTGACGATTTCAGAGGAGACAGAATTTATGGTAATTGTTATATTATCATAAAGGCTGGCGTAGAAATCTACGAGGTTATTACCTCAACGTTGGGTGATTGGTGTAACTGCCCAGCCGGACAACATGAGAAGAAATGCAAGCATCTATCTATGGTGTATGATTTCAAAGAGAAGGAAGAAAAGGTCATATGAAATACAATGCGACGTGTACGCTTCAAGCAGTACATATCAAAACTGGCAAAGTGATAGATATTTGTCAGTTTGATTCTTCTCCTCTTGAGATAGAAGCATCTTCACAAGAAGACGCAGACGAAAAATGGTCCAGACGCTGCCTCATCGAGGCAATGTGCTCTGGTTCTGATATAGCCAGAAAAGAATACAAGCAAGGGAAATGGAAATGAATAAACAAGACAAAGCCAGGTATCCTTTTATACGTGCCTGGGGCTACCAACTTGGTTCTTTTCAATATTATATCGAGAGTGAAATTGAAAGAGCCATTCGAGAAAATGCTCCTGAGCGTGCCATTTATAAAAGTGGTGCAGGAGGGTGGCGAACTATAGATGACTGCAAGGATGAAGCAGTCAAACAACAGTGTATTGATTGGGTAGAAGCACATAAGAACGATCAATACGTTTCTGACGAATAAGACCGAAACTGGCCGCAGTGATGCGCCCAGTCGTTGCGTAATGCGCAGCCTGACGATGGTCAGTAACCCAAGGAGATGTAAATGGGCGATCCAGAAGAGCATAAAGACGAAGAGTTGACTGTAAAATCTGATGCTCCAAAGGAAGAAGGGCCAAAAACAGATCCAGAAGAGAAAGAGGCGGATCCAATTCGCCCAGGAGAAGGCGGACAACCTGAAGTAGCGTAATCAACTTGCCGCTCCCATTTTAGGGAGGATGGGAGCGGTTTTAACTAGGGATGGAAAATGATAACCATAAAAGAAATCACTTCTATGAAAGAGTTTGCTATCATAAGAAGTGCTTTGGAACTATATGTCGCTACTCTGAGTGAAGAGTATGACAGTAAGCAAACACGCCTCAAACTTAAAAAACTTGAGGAAGCCCAAAAATGTCTGAAAGACTTCAAACAACTAGGAGAACAAAATGGCAAACTTCAAAAGGCTACCGTCACTTAAACCCTGCCATTGCGGCAGCGGTTTGGAAAGAGAAGCGCGTTATGATGCGCGTGGAATCTTCCTCACATATGTCTGCGAGAAGTGTGTGGAAGAGAAACTGGGTAAATTTCGCCCGGAAGTTCTAACTGATCCCAATTATGATCTTATGGGAGAAGAGTTAGACGATGATGGTGATCTTGCAGATCCTGATATTCATCGCGATCTGCCGGATTTTGAAGATCCGGATGTTCTCAGATGAAAACTCTTATCACGATGGGTGCGCTGCTAATTTCAGGCAGCGCACAGGCTATGTGTGATTTTGAACATCATTGCTATCAAGATACACCACCGCCGCAAGTATATCATAATCTAAACGGAGACGTGATACCGCCTCCGCCTCCTCAATATCCTAAGCCTAATCAAATTATAGTTCATGCACCAACACCACAAGTGACAATAAATGCGAATGTTTGTAAGTTGGTAAGAATTAGAGTAGCGCCAGAAGCTCCACAAACAATAGTTGAAATCTGCACAATGTCTGATGATGAAGAAAGAATGTATCGTCAGAGACAGAGTCAACTACAAGCATCTATTCCACAATTTCAACCCTATTAAGGAATCACCTGGTCTTTTCAACAGCCCCCCGGTTGTTATAGGCCAGGTGAAGACTTGCCGCCAGGATTTGTACTGCGTACCTGGCGGATTTTTTGTCAATTTAGGAGGCAGTAATGGCAACCTATCATTATTCCATGTTGGGAATGGTAAGAGTAAGACAACTTCCAGATAAATGGGTACTTGAAGTATCCTACAAGGATGAGGATGTCCAATCTGGATATTACAAACATGACCAGATATGGCACCTAGTAGGCGAATGTTCTGATCTTGTCCAAGTAGGTGAACTAGTTTTGAACCTATGCAAAGAGGAGACCAAACGTGTCTGACTCAAGGAGGAAAGAAAGTGGTTGAGCAAAGGCGTTATATGAGTATCGTAATTGCCATCCTCAGAGAGGAAGGTTTGTACAGTATGGCAATGTCTAATGATCTGTATGTGTGGATCAACAAGCGTATCAGCGAGAACCATCAGAAAGGTCTCACTGTCCTAGAATGTGTGAAAAATATCAAGAAGGAACTTCAGCATGCCAGAGCATAAACTGCCAAAGCGTTTAAAGCTACCAGTAGTTCCGATGGAAGGTAACTTCATGTTTATAATTAAACCTGAAGATACTCAATTTGCTGAAGGGAAGATATTGGAGACTTTACCAGATGTTGATATGCTTACATTTGGAGTTGGCGGTTTATTAGAAATCATCCCTTTATTCACTAAGTTTGGTGGACGTCCATGTGTTGCTTTCTGTAATGAAGAAGGCAAATTATATGGACTTCCTCCTAATCATTTAGCCCATATGCTTTGGGAACAAAACTTGGGGCGCATCATAACTGAAGATCAACTTGTTGGAAATGTGGTTGTTGTTGTAGGATCACCATCATTCTTAAGGAGGATGTGATGAAGAAAATCCTCGTCATAACTCTAACCATAGGAACGATAAATGCAGCAGATGCTCATTGTTACTCTCGCTGGTATTATCCGTTTCCTCAAAACTGTGGAGTCGCTTATCGCAGCCACTCCCATCGCATGGCTCTATTACAGCTTGATTCCACTCCTCCTGTTCGTCCTGTTTCTATTGATTTCCCATTACCTGATCTGAGTGGAATATGGATCAACGCTACAGAAACTCCAGAACAATTAGAATTAATGGAAGCAATGGATCGTATCAAAGCTATTAGAATATTATCAAATAATTAATTTGCCAATTTGGCAAGGAGACAGCTATGAATAAGGCAGAACTCAAGGTAGTTGCTGATGCCAAGGGAGAAATTGAAGATGCAAAGGAGAAAGTTTCCAATTTTATCGATGAGATCATAACAAAGACAATAGATCCAATGATAGAAACCATTGGAAATCTGCAAGATGAGCTGCAAGCGCAGTTTGACGATCTTTCTGAGAAGACCCAGGAAGGTGATAAGGGGACAAAACTCACAGAAGAAATAGACGCTCTTGGTGAGCTCAAAGATGAACTCGATACGTTCAAGACAGAGTTTGATGATACAGCGTTCGACGATATCATCGCTAAGTTCGATGATGTACCAGGACTGACTGCATAGTTTTGCTTGACGTACCAGCCTTAAGGCTACCGCAAACCCCCGACAGGAACTGGCGTTGATATAGCACAGTCAACGAAAGTCAAGCAATGGGTGGGAGGAGGTATTTTGAATGGCATCCTAGCCTCCTCCCATTTCTTATATGGAGAGAAAAATGAACACATGTGAAGTTATGCACCAATATAAAGATGGGTTAGTAATAAAATGGAATAATTCTATATGGGTTGTTAGAGCAGATGGAGATCAGCCATCCTTGTGGCCTGTTGCGATTGTTGAGCGCAATGCACAAGGAAGATTATCATTCAAAATTCCTAAAGGAACTGACATTGCTAATGCCAATGCAGTTCTTGCATCACTTATCGGAATTAATGACTTCTTTAAATAGGAGCGCCACATGCCAGTAGGTCCAGGTAAATATGATGGAGAAGCAACATGGGTACAAGCGCGCACCCAAGCTACTGGTGTATTACTAATGATAGTAGACGGTAATAAAGGTAATGGATTTTCAATAGCCAGTTTTGATATTCAAGCAACTCTTGATATTACATTGGTATTACCAAAATTATTAAGGGAAATGGCAAATCAAATCGAACAAGAAATCTCTAAAATGGGTCATTAAAATGACAAAAACTAAACCGTCTAATCAACAAGTACAATTCCGATTGTTACAAATGCCATGTTGTAATATTTTGATCTGTTGGGTTAATCCACGCAGACCAATGTATTGTCCAGAATGTGGAACAAGAGTGTTCCATGCCTATCCAAAAGCAAGATGGGAAGAACAATATTCTGAAGCATGGTTACGTGTAACTGACTATGAGAAAGCGACTTGGAAAGATGAAAAAGAAACATGAAGAGCATGATGAAAAGACCTGCTTTCGTTGCAGACTTCATGCACTATTTGAAGAAATATATCCGAAAGGTATTGGTGATGATGAAAGATTTATATTGACTACACTTGCTGAGGCAGTAGGTCAACTATTATCAGGAATGGATGATCGTGAAGCAGCATATTTTATGTTTGCAGTAATGAAATATATGCAAGAAGATGATGAAGACGAAACACCCACAGAACACTAGGAGGCGCAACATGGCTAAGTTTGAAGAATCAATCGATCCCACTGAAAGGCTTACGTTCTTTCCAGATGGAACTGCTCTAGTTATCAGGTATTCGCCGTGGACAGGTAAATTCAATAAAGTTACCATACGACTTACTGAAGAACAATATAATAATTGGCACAACAAGCGTATGCTGATACAAGATGCAATGCCTCATCTAGATAAAGATGAGCGTGAGTTTTTAATGACAGGCTATACCCCTACAGATTGGGCGACAATATTTCCTCCAGAAGACGAGGATGATAAAGACGTTTAATGGGGGAATAAATGGAAACGTCTCCTTGGAACAGGAAGCTCCATAAATATCTAATGACTAATGGATATAAATACACTCAACATTATCGTTATGATAGATATGACAAAGGTAAGATAACCATCTTCTATTATATCAATAACTACATAATGATTCTAGAGGGAGGGGAACCAGCATCAAGTAGAATAGTACGTGAAATAGAAAGTGTACTCTAACCAGGAAACTAAAATGTATCTCATGGATCATATAATAGAAACAGTTCACGAAGCTAAAAAGAGACGATTGTTGAATCATCCAGTTATAAGTGTCTTCCCAATATTGGAAGAGAAACTGAAAGGATGTCCACGTTTCTTATTTGATGAAAACTCAATACATACAGCAGTTGAACTTACTCTGGGGCGCCCCAAAGTTCTCAGAGAAGCCATGGCGCATCTTACCATACCTTATTCAAGAATGTGGATAGAATGGCCAGAATCTGGTAGAGAAAGATTGAGGCAAACATTCTCAATAGATGCTTTTGAGCATCCAAATAGACCTTTACCAACCCGTCTTGGCTTTTTGTTAGAAGCAGATGAAGCTGGTAGAAAAGGAATGGTAACTTGGGTCTGGAGTAATCATTTTATTAAAAAAGGAGAGCCACCTAATGTGTGTCCAATATCTGCTTTCTTTGATCTAGATTTTGATTACGGAAAGTTATCCAATTCGCATATGTCAAGCTTTTTGGACGCAAATCTAGCACACATTTGGAGAAACAAACCAATTCAATTAGCTGCGCTCCAGAGTATATGGGACACAGCAGTACATAAGCCATCTGATTGGGGAATGAGATTTCTAGAACTTCCTACTCCAACATCTCCATTTGGACACACCAATAATGAAGTAGCCAATTTCTACGCAGACGTTTATGGTGAATACATTATGGTTTGGTCTTGCCTAATGCTTCTTACCAGTTCTAGGAAGATCATAGATCTAGAAGAAGTTGACATGTCTAAACTTAATCAGATTCGTAAACGAATGAACAAACCTGTAAAGCTGGACCATACTGTAGTGAGCATGTATATTAATCAAGATGTTCACGTACACAAGCCAGGTGTGCCGTTAGGATTTGATAGAAAGAGTCCTCGAATTCATATGGTTTCTCGCTATCTAAATAGACGTGGCGATAAACATTGGATAGTGGAGCCTTTCTGGCGCGGCAAAGGTGAAGTTATAAGCAGACATGTGAAGGTAAAAGTTTAGGAGTGCAACATGACTTATGAAGTAGTATCATTTACCGGTGATTTCCCATTAGCACATCAGCCTAATTGGGATGTCCAATACGTAACAAGAGCAGAAGCTATCAAAGAAGGTAGACTTCAACATGAACTATTCAACATAGAACAACATAATGAACATTATACTATGGTTTTAGATTTAGATAAAGATGAAGATAATGAAGTTGAATGGATAATTTATCAAGATAAAGAATATGTAGGACGTAAAGCTCAAATACTTGCTGATGATTTAGCAGGAGAATGTACGTGACAGCAGACGAATATGAATATTTCATTAAGCAATTAAATCCAAATTGTTGGAAAATATATAAAGTAGATGGACATTATAAAGAACCAACTGATACTTATACAGTTATGCTACACCGTGGCTATTATCAATGTGATTGTCCAGCACCAAAACACTGCAAGCACATTGATATGGTCAAACCCAAGAAGGATCTATTCTAATGAAATGTCCTTACTGTAATGGAACTGGAGATTTAATAAATCCTGAAGTTGGTGCACTCATTCTGTTGGCGCGCCAAGCTAAAGGAATGACACAAGAACAACTTGGTATAGGTTCTAGCTTATCACGCGCACAAATTGCTAATATTGAACTTGGTAAATCAGATGTACCAACAAGAACTTTAGCGCGTATTGCCCAGACACTTGGTGTTTCTATGAAGGATTTAGTACCGTGACTCGTGAATGTGGAGACTGTACTCTTTGCTGCAAATTGGTACCAGTCAAAGAGATAGATAAGCCAGCTAATACACGTTGTAAGCATCAACGACAAATAAAGGGTTGTCTTGTTTATCATACAAACAAAATGCCATTCTCTTGCCATGTTTGGAATTGTCGTTGGCTTGTTAATGCTGATACACACGATTTGGCGCGCCCAGATAGATCGCATTACGTCATAGATATGATGCCAGATTTTGTTATTGCCTTAGATGGAGATAAGAAGATTCAAATTCAAGTAGTCCAAATTTGGTGCGATGCTAATTATCGAGATGCTTGGAAAGATCCTAAGCTCAAAGCATATATGATGCGTCGTGGCGCAGAAGGAATTGCGTCTATGATTCGTTACGACTCTTATGAAGCGTTCATTGTTTTTCCGCCTAATATGACTGCCGAAAAGCAATGGATGATTAGGTCTGGTGACATGAGAGAGAAGAGTGAGCTAATCGAACTATTGGAGGAATAATGGTAAAGTATAAACCAGGTTATGAACATCTATATAAAAGATTTCCAGGTCATTATAGACAACTCATAATGAATCCAACAAAACCATTTAGACCTAATTATGAATATTTATATACACCATATCCTCCAGAAGATGATGAGGAAAAATGGCATCATTGGTGTGAATTTCATGGTGTAAAATTATGGACAGATTTAATATTTTGTGACAATTGTTGTAAAATAATTAATCCAAACAGACATTATAATAGAAGTATGGTGCCAAATTTATTACCAGCAAGAATACGATATTCAGTACCTGAAAAAATTCTCTGTCAAAGTTGCACAGCAAAAGAAAATTATCAATATTACCAACTTGAAGAGATTACGCATCTCACTAGGGAGATTCGTAATATGACGAGGAGAAGCAAACGTGGGAAAAAAGAATAATAAACCAAGACAGATCGTAAATGACACTCGTGGTTTACGATGGCTACTTTTAGTCTGTATAGATGATCTTGCGAACAGCAGGATCACACCCAACAAGGCAAACGCAATGTCCAATGTTGCTAATTCGATAATGGACACAATGCGTTTAGAGATGGTATCCACCAGGATTGGCAGTTCTGATGGATACGCGCCTCTGATTCTTGCTAACGTTCCAGAAGAGATCGAGGCTAGTTAAACAGGTCTTTGACCTCCTGAGAGACAGGCAAAATCTTTTCTCCAAGCTCTTTTGCCTGTCTCTCAAAATCTGGTTCCCATTTAACTTCGTTTATCCATGGAAGAACCATCCCATTCTGTTGCGCTGCAAAGATTAAACCGCCAAGACTTTTAGTCCCATTTCTAGGTAGTTCTGGCCGATGCGATTTCCATTGCCGTGTAAAGTATCCTTGGCCTCTACCCATAGTTCCGTAGCGTGCGCCTCCTGATACTGCTTCTAAGAACAGTTCAAATGCTTGATCAATTGTTAGTTGATTAGCTTCGTTGTCGTCATGTATTGCACCTATTAACGGTAGCATAACATTGAGTGTGTACCACTCGTTACTATCTGCTAGATGGTTATCACGTATGTAATCAATACATGCTGATGCTTTCTTATACGCTGTCCATTTTGAATCTTTACGAGGGATATATGGTGTACGAACTGTTTCTCGCTGTACTGACATCTCTGGTACTAGGCTGCGTAGCTTACGTATATCAGTCTTATGATAGTATTCCTTTAAGAGGTGAGCTAACGCTGGTTTTTGTCCTTTTGCTATCTTTTCTAATTTTGGATAATTAACAGTGCCAGGTAAGCGCATAACACGATCAACGTTGGACATGTTGTCTACTTTGACAGGTAGATCTTGGAATATGTTGCGCAGCATAGCTTCAAAATCGTGTGATAAATTGGTTACACCAGAACGAAATTTTATTAGTTCATTATTTATTTCTTTTTGCACTTCATCATTAGCTGGACGGAATAGTTGAATATCTATTGCTTCAATAAGAAAATATACAAGCTGAAAACCACCCCCAGAATTAACAACAACTGATGGGCAAATATCTCCTGTTAGTTTCTCATCTATAAAGGACGCGATTTGATCTGCATCTCTTTGGAAGGATGTAAAATCTATGTCAAAAGCTAAAGCTCTGATAGCGATAATATCATCAATATTATTCTTGCCCCACCAACCTTGCCTTTGTGAAACTTTGCACGGTCTATTGACGCTATAATATACGTTTGATTTACGATCTTGTCTTTCTTGAATATCTTGTATGAGTTGTTTCTGTTGTTGCGCCTCAAAGGTGCAACCTGGTTCCCATTTAGGACCGTTTTGTGGACCTCCGAATGGAGCTTCACTTGCAATAGTATGGCGACCTCCTGGATCCAGGAGGTCTAGAAAATACAGGCATTGTTTGATATTTAGTTCCATTTTATTCCTCCGTGTTGTTTGGACGGAAATTGACTACGTTTTCCTTTTCCAATTTTACTTCTTGTTTTTGAAATTTATCCCAGGCTTCGTTAAGTTCTTGTTGAGCTTGTCTTAGAATTGAAAATGTATCTTTATAAAGCTTAACAGCATCGTCAAACCTCTTTTTAGATGTTTCCCATTCTTTCTTCGCAGATTCAAATTCTGCGGGAAAAAGTTCTGGCATTACCAATTCTCCTTTTCTTACTTTCTTGCCCTAAGTATAGCGCAAGTAGAGGCGTAAGTATAGATCGAATATCGCAAGTAGAATGTTAACTCTCACAGCAGGAGCACAACTAGTGGCAAACTTCACGTACAAATCATACAACTTTGTAGACAAAGATCCCATAATTGATGAGATAAGGACTGTCTATCAAGATAGCGGTGTGAATTATAGGTGGATTGAAGAAAATTCTGGTGTAACTGCCCAGACATTATCTGCTTGGTTTAATGGCAGAACTAAGAAGCCACAGGCAGCAACCATCAACGCAGTTCTTCGATCATTAGGCTACAAGCTCGGTATTGTTGAATATGGGAAACAACAAGTTAAAGTTTTTCCAGCAATGGAACAGCCAAAAACTTCTGTTAGACATCAAAATGTCGTAACAATCCAGAAATACAACAAGTTCAAGAAAGCTAAAAGAAGATGAAGAATCCCACCGAGGATAAAACCCCGGCAGCGGACGCGTGATTACCGGCTAGTGATGGGTAACAGGATTGTGCCAGTACATGGCCAGACGTAGCAATAACGCCGTCGCATGTGACTCCAGGTTGCCTGTTATTTTGGCACTACAAGATGAGATTCAGGTCTTCGGTGGGTGTGGTATCATTGCCTGTGAAATCTCATAACGTCACGTATTGGCGCTGCTATCGGAATGGGCCGGTAGCAGCGCCTCTTACTCTCAAACATCAGGAGAAATAAAATGGGTAGACCAAAGAGAAAGATTCCAAAAAGCCCTGTACCAGTTAGTGAACAGGGTTATAAAAAATGCATCATGCAATTACGACATGCTGCTTTATATCAAAATTTAGAATTGAAAGATTTATTCAAGAAGAGTGATGAATGGTTATTAGACCAACCATATATCGGTATCAAATGTCTGTACGTGTTACGTCAAATCCAGCAAGGAGAAGTAAAATGAAATATAAGATAGAGTTCTCAGGTCAAGCTGAGCTTTTATTCTCAATGATGGCCAAACTACTGCCAGATGAGCTTAATGTACATGTGGAGGAAATACCTGATATACAACCAGGTAAAAGCTCTAAAGTTGCGCAACAGATGATATCTGCATTAGGTCCACCACAATTAGAAAAGCCAAAACGAGTAAAACATTTTATACATCCTACTGGAAAAACATCGTCTGATTTTATTCTTGAGTATTTACAAAAACATCAAACAGGACGATGGAGAGATATGAGTAAGCATCTTGTCAATATTGGTTATAATAAAAGTACAATCAATAATTCTGTAACCAGATTAAAGAGTAAGAAAATTATTGAACAAACAGGTATTGGTGTGTACAGATTGATAAAACAAGCCAAAGCCTCTTAATCACATGTAGATCATGTATTATTATTCTACTTGCGTCGCGAAGGAAAGTATGCTATTCTAACCGTAGGAAGGAATGAGTAATGGAATTGGCCAAGTTGTACAAGAAGGATGCATCAGGTAATACAAGAGTTTGGTGGGCAGAAGTAGGTGAGAGTCCTCATGAAGGTTATTGGCGCACCCATTCTGGTCGTATAGATGGACAAATATCTGTATCAGAATGGAAATGGGCTGCACCTAGATCTCAAGATACTGCTTATGATCAAGCGCATTTTTATGCTGCCGCAGCTATGGAAAAAAGATTGAAAACTGGCGACTATAAATCTAATGAGGAGAATATTGGAGAACAACGCTCCAGTATAATTAGTCCCATGCTTGCTCAACCTTATGCAGGTTGGCAACGTCCTTGTTATGCTCAACCCAAATTAGATGGAATACGTTGCCTAGCTAATAAAGATGGTCTATGGTCGCGCACCAATAGACAATTGGTTGCCACACCGCATATAGAGGGAGAATTGAAAGAATTCTTTGTAGAATATCCTGATATAGTTCTTGATGGAGAACTATACAACCATGATCTGCATGACAATTTCAATAAGATAATTTCACTTGCTAGAAAGACAACGCCAGATTTTGCGGAGCTAGAAGAATCAGCACAATTAATAGAATATTGGATATATGATATGTATGATGCAACCTATCCCAATATTTTATTTGGAGATAGATGGCGTTTTCTATATGATAAATTATTCAATCTTGATCATAATATAAATATGATCAGATCTGTTCCAACTAAATGGGTAAATTCAGAAGATGAACTAAACATATATAATATTGAATTGCTAACTAACGGCTATGAAGGCCAAATTGTGCGGCATAATACGCCATATGAGCAGAAGCGCACCAATAATCTTTTGAAGAGAAAGGAATTTGTTGACCAAGAATTTGAGCTTAAAGATATATTGGAAGGTCAAGGACAATGGACTGGATATGCGAAAATAGCTGTTTGTTCTTTGCCGGATGGTAGAGAATTTAGAGCTGGTATAAGTGGCACTCAAGAATTTAATTATCAACTCTTATTGGAAAAAGACAAATATAAATCAGTTACAGTCAAATATCAAGCATTAACACCAGATGGTATTCCACGTTTCCCAATAGCAATTAAGTTCTATGATGACATATTTGGTGGATTGGAAGAGAGAATCAAACCGCGAAAGGATCTGTTCGCATGAGTGATGCACACGCTAGAGACATTATGAATACAGCCGCATCTGGTAATCTTGTGCTAGATGATGAACTCCTAAAATTAGGAGGGATGGGCACTGAGAATGTCAAGGCTAAAGATGTTGTTATTCCTCGCCTAGTCATTCTGCAAGCTCTATCTCCACAACTCAATAAAAAGAAAGCTGAGTTTATTGAGGGCGCAGAGATTGGTGACTTTTGTAATGTTGCCACTGGCGACATTTACAAGGAATCAATTCTTGTTGTTCCTTGCCATTTCGCTACAGCATATATGGAATGGACAAAGAACAGAGGTGGTCTAGCTGGTAACCACGGAGATGATCCTTCCATTCTAGCTAAAACAACTCAGAATGACAAACGAGAGAACATATTGCCTAATGGCAATGTGATTCAAGAACAGGCGCAATGGTTTTGCTTGGTACAAAATGGTGCGCAATGGCAGCGTTCATTCTTGCCACTAAAAGCAACCAATCTAAAACATAGCAGAAAATGGCTAACACTCTGTCAAACGGAGACAGTCCAACTTCCAAATGGAGAGTTCTGGAAGCCACCTCTTTTTTGGCGTTCTTGGAAGCTCATTATTGTTGACGACAGTAATGACCAAGGAGACTGGGCGACATTCCGTCCAGAAAAAGGCGATTTAATAATGGATATTGATCCAAATCGCCAGCTTCTTAGAATGTGCAAATCATTCTACGAAGATATTAGAACTGAAAAGGTTCGTCCTGACATCGAACAGACTCAGGATGAAGGTGGTCCTATTATTGAAGGTAGTAGGGCTAAAGGCCCTGATGACAAAGACGTAGCGTTTTGAAAGGAGAAAGCATGTCTGAAGAAAACGTTGAGCGCGCAACAATAGACATTGAAAATCTAATAAAAGGTGAAGCATCTAGGCCAAGATTTCTACGCCAAATAGAAGCAATACCAGTTAAAGAACCAATGCCTGAACCTAAACCACCTAAGATAGATCATACATATCTTCCTCTAGATGCCCTTGAGGAAGTATCACGTTCTCTTATGTATGGCGCTGCAAAACGAGAAGCTTGGAATTGGGCTGTAAATCCAATTAGCTGGACAGAACGTTTGGCTAAAGCGCAACGCCATATATTTGAATTCCAGAAAGGGATAAATATTGATCCTGCTTCTGGAGATGCGCAACTTCAGCATCTTGCATGTGCCATAACTCAACTTATGTTCTTGCAGTCATATGTTATAAATGACGCAGGAACGGACGATAGATTCAAGCGGTAATATTTATGGCGCGATCAGGCTACAGAAGCTTGGTGAGTGGACCTTATGCTTCGAGGACTAATTCCAGGAAAGTGGGAGGCAGCTTTCACTGGCGCGCCTATTTGGAGGATTAAAATGGCAAAAGACGTAGTGAATTATAAAGAGTTTGACTGCATAGATTGTCATTGCCACGTCTATACTTGGATGGATGATCCAAGAGATCGTTGTGCTGTCTGTACATGGATATACATGCAGCCCAATTTAACTAAAAGTGAAATCGCTGAAATACGGTTGATAACTGCAACACCAATCTTGGAGAAGAATGATGACTAAAGAGACCATCTCAAAGTCTTATATTGATGGACAGAAAGTTCTCCATTCTGGAAAAAGAGCACCAGATAATAGACTCATTGCAGTTACTGGTGCATATAAGGAAGGATCTATTGGCGAAGCAATTAAAGAAAAATTCTCAGATGCTAGATCATTTGATGGATATGATGTTATACTTGACGATTTTGATTTTACTGGCTTTACAGATTTAGTTATGTGTCACGGATATACATATATGGATTGGTTAGAAGAAGTTCCTGATGAAGAAGTTGATAAAATTATCAACGTTAATCTATATGGCTCTATAAGAGTGATCAAACAATTTGTAAACCAGACTATAGATGAACCATTTCGTAAGAAAATCATTTCTATAGGATCAATGGCACATAATCACGTATTAAATGGAAGTGCAGCGTATTGTGCGTCCAAAGCAGGATTGAACCATTACATTAGGTGCGCAGCATGGGAGTTAGCGCCAAAAGCATATGACGTCTATTGCATTAACCCTTCCAATGTATTAGATGCACCTATGACAAAAGATACAATTAATCATTTGATGAACTATAGGCAGTTAACATTGGAACAAGCGTTAGAATATTGGGGTGCAAACAATCCAAGGGAAGTATTTTTGACAAAAGCTGAAATAGTAGATACAGTTCAACATTTACTCTTTATTGACAAAGGCTATCTTTCTGGAAATCCTATAGATATGGCAGGTGGACAACGCTGATGTCTGATACAGAAGATGTCCGTGATATGTTCGGATTCATAGCTCCATCCGAGGCGCAACTATCATCCATTTCTAAATGGGCACAAAAAGCCCTAGAGCTTCATGCTGAGATAGAACAAGCTGAAGCGCACCTTAAGGAACTGAATAGAGAGCTAGCTCAAATAGAGGAAATTGATCTGCCTAGAGCTATGATGACAGCAGGCTCTGCTGAATTCAAAATGGTAGGTGGTGGCAAGATAACTATTAGCGATGAGATTCAAGGTAGTCTTGCCAAAGGTGAAGAGAAACGAGAATATGCTATTGATTGGGTAGCAAAGAATGATGGTGCAGATCTTATTAAGAGGCATTTTGAAATTGACTATACAAGAGGTCAACTTTCTTATGCTACAGCATTTCGTGAACTTCTGCAAAAGAATCAAGTGCATTTTGATGAGTTCGAATCAATACATACCAGTACATTTAAGTCGTTCTTACATGAGAAGCTAAGAAAAGGTGTGACGCCACCTTTTGATAAGATGGGCTTTCGCTACTTCAAAAAAGCTAACATCAAGACAAAGTAAGAGCTAATCATGACAGAGATCCATATAATCGGTGCGGGTATGGCAGGACTACTGGCAGCCAATATTTTGAGGCGCCACAAAGTAACTGTACTTGAAAGACAAAATGAATTGCCTAACAATCATCATGCTGTATTGCGCTTCAAATCAGATGAAATTGGACATCTCTTGGGTATTCCATTTAAAAAAGTTAATATGATTAAGACAGTTGCATCATATACTAATAATATAGTGGCAGATAGTCTATCTTATTCAAAGAAAGTAACTGGTAAGTATTTGTCAAATAGATCTATTATTGATGGAACTGTTACTGCTGAGCGTTGGATTGCTCCAGAAAATCTAATCGAACAGATGGCTGAATCTGTTCAAATTTCTTTTGGTACAGAATGGACGCCTAGAGTAAAAGCGCAAATTCCAATACCTGTTATATCAACAATACCTATGCCACAACTAATGAATATACTAGGTTATGAATGTGAGGAGTTTTTCACAAGTATACCAGGTGTAGTATTTACTGGCACAATACAAAATTGTGATGCTTATTGTTCAATTTTATTTCCTGGACCAGAACCCTTTAGTCGCGCCACTATTACTGGAGATCAATTAATAATAGAATTTCCAGGTATGGAAGAAGTACCAGAAAGTCTGGATATAGCTAAAGCCTATTGGCAATTAGGTTTTTCGGATGCTGTTATTCTTGACGCAGAATTCAGTAATCAGCCATACTTCAAAATTACAGAAATAGATGAAGCAGAAAGAAAAGCATTCCAGCGTTGGGCAACTGTCACGTACGGGGTCTATTCTCTGGGGCGTTACGCGACTTGGAGACCAAAGTTACTACTTGATGATCTCGTAGATGATATTCGCAAAATAGAAGGATGGATCTGCAAATGAAAAAACACGGTCTAGGTGATGCTCCAATAGAGCCAGAATATGAACAGAAGATGAATGAACTAGCTATGTTCATCGATACATATTTTAACGGAAGTCAGCATAATAAGAAAGTAGGCTTCTGTCTAATGGTATTTCCATTTGAAGGGTTTGAGGGACGTGCCAATTATATCTCTAACGCTCAACGCAGCGATATAGTGACGTTGCTTAAAGAACAAATTAAACGTTTTGAAGGTATGGCAGATCAAACAGGGAGGGCATAAATGATCAAAGCAACTGCAAAACAGGCTAATGGAAAAGATCTATTGATAATTGGTCTAAGTTTCGGAAATCTTGATAAGTTCCGTGCTGAGCCAGGAGATACATTCATCAAAATTCTTGGCGAAAATATGGGCATATCTATGGATGTTTTGATATTCTCTGGTCAAACTGAAGCGCATATGCAAGGTTTAATGTCAAAAATGATCGGTCCAGATACTAAGCTCCATATTGATCCAAAACTAAAGAGCTAATGGAGGTAGCAAATGCAAGTGACTCTCTTTGATGGAACAGGCTTTGGCGCTCCAAATCCAGAACGCCACGCAGCTAATGTGATTGTTTTCACAAGAAATACTCGATTGAAGATGACGCCAGGAGGCTTCGCTGCTGTTCAAGAAAAGCCAGATTATGAAATTCTAAAAGAACTCAAAGAGGCAGCTAACACGCTGCCTTCATCATGGGAGTTTGTTCACTTCTCATTTCTAATCGAAGGCGTCACAAGAGCTTTTACCCATCAATTGGTGCGCACCAGAACTGCCAGTTATGCTCAACAAGCTCTGCGTATTGTAGAAGTGACAGACTTTCAATACTCAACAGGACCAACAATAGCAAACGACAGATTGATAAAAGGTGCGTACCATAATACAATGGAAAATGCTCATCAGTGTTATAAATTCTTGATAGAAGCAGGTGCCAGCACAGAAGATGCACGTGGCGTTCTTCCTATGAACATTCATACAAATATCTGCATGTCTATCAACATGCGAAACTTTATTAACTTGACTCGTAAGCGCGTCAGTAAACGAGTGCAAGATGAATACAGAAGCGTACTGGACGCCTGTATAATGCAAGTTGAAAAAGTCTATCCATGGTTCTATCTATTTTATAAAAATGATGCATTTAAAGCTAGGAAAGACTTGCAGGATATGATATGGGAGAATAAGTATCTTACGCCTGAAGACAAAACAAACATGGTCAAGAAACTCGATATAATGATGCCGGACCTGTAAATGGATAAACCTAAACTTAGCTGGGCTGAGACCAATAGTTTAGATGTCTCGGCCTGTTATCAGCAAGGCAAAGTGGCGCGACAGAAGAATGAAAGTAGATTCAAAAATCCCTATACGAATGAAAAATTCGTATTCGAGAAGTATTGGGATCAAGGTTGGGTTGATGAGGACGATCTAATCAATAAATGATAATACTGGTTGACATTGATCATACTGTTGCAAACGCCTTCTGGCGCGACGGTATGATTGGGACTGAAACTTGGGATTACTATCACGAGCAGTCTAAATTCGACAAGCCATTTAAGAACGTAGTGAATTTATTAAATGCTTTATCCAATTCTGGATATAATATAATGGGCATAACAGGGAGGAATGAAAAACATAGACAATTGACTGTTGCTTGGTTAGTACAGAACAAAGTTGATATAGATGAATTATTGATGCGCCCAGATGATGACTATACTAAGAATGGAGAACTAAAAGTCAAACTAATACAGGAATACTTCAAAGGAGACTTCAAAGAAATACACTTCCTTATTGATGATAATGAAGATGCAATCCTAGCGTTTATGGCTATAGGTATCGCAACACTCCAGATAAGGAACATAAGATGATCGTATTCGAGATGCCATGTCACAGAGGTCATCTATTAGCGCACATTGTTACTGTGGCAAGAAACACTAAATCTGACAAAATTGCTTTTGCAGTTGCTACAAATGGCAAAGAAATGCATGGTAGGGAAGATTATAACATACTTACTCATAATTTTGCTTCTGAATATATCCCAAACGAAATTACAGATCCTTGGGTCTCAATGGTAGAGTTGCGCGCCAATGCAAATAAAGTGGCCACTAAATATTTTGACTACCAATATAGAATTATGGGTGATCATAACTTTATATTTAAGGATGGTTGGGAAGACTATATACTTGAAGCTGTTGACGATATGAAAAGATTTTCCAATCTAGTTAAACGACCTTGCTACATGGGTATGGGTGGTGCTTTTGGATCATATGGTCACGGACGAAAAGCATTTATTGGTCCGCAGCCTATATTTCCATGCGGTAGAGGGATCATCTATAATATGCCATTTGTTTGGGAGTTTATGGAGAGATTGCCTTGTGCTGGAGAAGAACAGTACATGACATCAATTCTATTCAAACGAGGCCATGTTCCGCTTAGAAAGATGATGAGTCCAATTCATCATACGATGAATACTAATCGCTCTGTATTGGATAATATAAATACTGATGTATACAATCCAGAACTTATTAGGCAAATTTGGAATGATCCTAATTGGATGTTTACACCCAAATATTCTAATACGCGCAGCCCTCCTCCTGGGCGCTACTTTGCTCATTGTCCAAGAAATGCTATGAAAGAAATGGCAAAATTAAAAGCTTTTTTGTTAACACTTCCAGGTGTAGAAGAATTCACTAGACCAGACTATGGGATAAAACTGAAAGGAAAGGATCTATTCATATGATTCTTCTTAATAAAGAAATTGAACCTTTATTCTGGACTCCTAGTCGTCTTGATAAAGATAGTTCTTGGTGGGGTCATGTGCCATTTGCCCATTGGATGGTATCAAATTGTAAACCTCGTAGCCTAGTTGAATTAGGAACTGAGAAAGGCGTATCTTACGCAGCTTTCTGTGATGCAATAGCTAAGTCATATATTTTCAAAGCTAAACTTTTTGCTGTTGATACTTGGAAAGGAGATAATCATACAGGATCGTATGATGATAGTGTTTATCAAGAATTATATGAATTCAATGATGCTCATTATTCTAGTTTTTCCAAATTATTACGTATGACTTTTGATGATGCACTAGATGTATTTTTTGATCATACAATAGATATTCTTCATATAGATGGATATCACACATATAATGCTATTAGTCACGACTTTAATAGCTGGCGTATAAAGCTCTCTGATAGAGCAGTTGTTCTTATCCATGATACCAATATACGGAATAAAGAGGATTTTGGTGTTTGGAAATTTTTTGAAGAATTAACACAAAAATTTCCAACTTTTAATTTCCTCCATTCTTATGGTCTTGGTATTGTCGCAATTGGTAGTGATCCTCCACAATCAATTATAGATTTATGCTCATTAAGTGATAGTGATATAGAAAAAGTCAGTAATATCTTTGCGCATTTAGGAGCGATTTGGGTTGGTGTAAACCGTTCTTATCGCTCATTAGATCTTCTTAATGGTGGGAGCATACGATGAGACTAGCTTTCAGTTTGATGTGCGCATATGTGGAACGTTTTGGTAAACTACGGGAGAGTTTTCATTATAAAATAGGTGATCCAATTACTTCTTTTACCAAAAATGCGTTGACGAATCCACCATTTCAAAGATATTATTATTATGATTTTAATACTCCAGATTGGAATGTAGAATGGAAATGTTACAATCCATCAGAAGGATTAATTGATTTTTTCTCTATTCGCCAAGATGCTTTGGACATGTCACCACATGCAGATTTCATCTTTATGCTAGATGATGAATTTGTATTCAAAGAAGGATCAACAGAAGTTATAAATCAATGTTGCAGATATTTATATGATAACCCAGATTGTGGCGCCATATATCTTGCTGGTAATTTTGGTGGCGAAGGTGATCATCACGGAGATGAAATATATATTACAAATAATAAACTTTTGAGTTTAAACCGCGGTATCGTGTTGCGCAACAAGCCTGTGAATATGGACAACCGTCTTCATGGATTAGGTTGGGCAGACGAAACTGTTATTGGCTTTACTAACTTGATACAAGGATATTATCTTGCCAGAAGGATGCATGTACCAATTGAACATGATAGTATAAATTGGCTAAGTGAAGATAATAAAAATTTGAATTACAATACGAATTACATTATAAATGAAGGAATTGGAGCTGGAATCAACAGAACAATAGGAAGATGGAATAAACTTGATGTTTGGCCAGAAAATATATTTAACCTATATCGTCAAGCGGCGATGTTGAAAGGGTTCGTGCCTAAGTACGATGTTGACGGGAGTGTACTATGACAGCAACGCGACAAGAAATCGTATCTCTGGTTGTTGGTGCATTTTTTGATGCTGAGAAATCACCAGCCCAAAGAAAGCTTAAAAGATTAGCTGAAGACGATGGTGTCGATCTTCAAAACAACAGAATAGCTTTTGCCGAATGGCTAGGCCAAAAGTTGAATGGTCAATCTGAACCTCAACCTCAAACTCAGCAAAGGCCAAATAGTAGAGTTAAGGACAGATTCAAAAAACATTCTCCAAGAGAATGGATAGATACAAAGATGAAAGATAGCCCATGGGCTAAAGCAGGTTTTCAAGGTATGAATAATAGAGATGAGGCACAAGATGTCATTGATGGAAATGATGCCATATTAGGTTTTCCATCATATAGAGATTGTACATGGGAGGAATTAGAAAATGCGCCAGGTAATAGACCTGGATTTCTAATTAAGATGATCGTTGCACTCGAAAGCTTCAACGAAAAATACGCCTATATTAAACGATGATAGCCACAGTCTTTGATACAGAAACTACAGGATTGATCATCAATCCAGCACGTTCTCTTGCGCTGCAACCAGAGATCATCTCTTTTGCAGCGCAAGAGTTCAATTTGATGACTGGTGAGAAATTTAATTCATTTTATAGAATATTCAAGCCAACTAGACCTATAAGTGAAGAGATAACAAAGATCACAGGATTTACCAATGAGCAACTTGCTATAGAACCGCCAATAAAAGATAGTTTAGATGAGATAACTATAATGCTGGAAAAAGCAAATTTGCTTATTGGTCAAAATATTACGTTTGATAAAGGTATGGTGGAATTAGAATTGAAACGATACGGTAAGAGAATTTTATGGCCAATGTCACTAGACTTAGTTGAGCATACTATCTATCTTAAAGGGTACAGATTGAGTTTAACTAATTTACATTTGGAGTTGTTTGGTGTAGGATTTGAGTCTGCGCACCAAGCCAATGTAGACGTTGATGCAACATATCGTTGTGCTGTGGAATTATACAAGCGAGGGTTACTGTGAGGATCAGGTCTGAGTATAGCTTTCGCTATGCTTATGGTAAACTACCAGACGTACATAATCGCGTTCTGGAAATGGATTGGAGTGCTTGTCCAATTAGTGATAGGATAAGCACATTCAGCTTTACCTCTTGGAATTTACTATGCGAACAAGTAAAAATGAAGCCAGTATTTGGTGTAGAATTAGGAGTCACATCTCTATTAGGTGTTAAGAGACCAGCTACATCTTTTTGGTCATTCTTTGCGCTCGATAAGTTGCGCACCATAAATGAATTGGTATATCAGACTACAAATAAGCCAGGACATTATCCATTATTAGATTATGGAGAAGCTTGCACTACTATAGATATGATTAAGATAGCTGACAATAAGGTCCAGTTACATGAAGTATATCCACATGATAATTTCTATATTGCACTGTCTCCATCAACGCCAATTGGATTATTTAGAGAAGCCAAATCTAGATGTTTTAACTTTATGGCATCATCAGATAATGTGTTTCCATATGTAGAGGATAGAATACCGTATCATACCATTCTCTATAAAAATGCTGAGACAGCATCCTATCCACAATACATCTTAACAGACGAAGAATGGCGCAAGTCTTTGCCATATGTCATAACAGATGAAGATGCACAACAGGCTATCAATAATAGAAATGAAGCTATGTTGCGGTGCAATGCAGTCTTGCTCAAAGCTGATGTATTTAAGCCAAAGAACAATTTCTCATTAAGAGATATGTGTGAGGAAGGTGCGCGTGAATTAGGTGTAGATTTAAATGATCCTCTCTATGCAGAACGTATGGAGAGAGAATTAAAAATGATTTACGATAAAGGATTTCAAGATTATTTTTACATTGTGGCAGATATGATGGCGTTTGCCAAGCAACACATGATAGTGGGGCCAGGCCGTGGATCATCAGCGGGTTCTTTGGTTTGTTATATTTGTGGCATTACAGCTGTTGATCCTCTTAGGTTCAATCTATTATTTGAAAGGTTCATCGACGTTACACGTACAGATCTTCCTGATATTGATCTTGATTTCAGCGATGTTAAGCGCCAGTTGGTTTTTGATTATATTCGTGACAAGTATGGAAATAACCATGTAGCGCGCTTAGGCTCAGTAATGAGTTATAAGCCTAAGTCCATCCTTAATACAGCTGGCGCTGCATTAGGTATACCAAAATGGCTATGTGATAAAGTAGCTGATACTTTGATCGAAAGATCTTCAGCTGATTCGCGTGCGCTGCAAACGTTTGAGGAAACCTTCTATGACACAGAAATAGGAAGGAAATTACTCAATGATTATCCAGAAATTTCTGCTGTTTTTGAAGTCGAAGATCATGCAACAAATGCAGGCCAGCATGCAGCCGGTATCGCCATTACTAGTGGTGAAGTATTGGACTATGTTGCTATTGATGGTCGCACTGGCGCAATCATGGCAGATAAGTACGATGCAGAGATTCTCAATATTCTTAAAATCGACTGTCTGGGCCTTTCCCAGCTATCTATATTTGAACGCGCCTTGGAATTAATAGGAGAAAATCCAAAGAACGGATTTCTTGAAATGCTGCCGTTAGATGATCAAACAGCATATGACGTTTTAAATAAGAAGCAATTCTCAGGTATATTCCAAGCAAATGGAAAAAGCTTGCAGATTTTGTTCCAATCTATTCATACTGATAGATTTGATGATTTAGTAGCAATCACTTCTCTGTCGCGCCCAGGTCCAGTTGCCTCTGGCGGTGCTGTTCGTTGGACACGCAAGAGAATGGGAACAGAGCCAACAGTTTTTAAACATCCATTATTGGCGTCACATCTTGAAAGTACATATGGAGAAGTAGTCTATCAAGAACAGATTATGTCCATTTGTAGAGATGTTGGGAAAATGCCTTTCTCTGAAATAGAGAAGGTTAGACGCGCCATGTCTAAGTCTCTGGGCGTAGAAGCCATTAAAGAATGGGGACAATCATTCAAAAGAGGCGCGCTAGAGAATGGAATATCAGAAGAATTGATAGATGTTATTTGGGGAGAGTTGACGCAATTCGGAGCATGGGCTTTTAATAAATCTCATGCACTATCTTATTCTCTTATCACATATTGGTGTTGCTGGCTTAAGGCGCATCATCCAGTAGAGTTTGCTGCGGCTACTCTTGATAATGAAGCAGAGCCTATGAAGCAATTGCATCTTCTACGCGAACTTGACATAGAAGGTATTAAATATAAGCCATTAGATGTTGAACATTCAATAGATAAATGGACAATTAAAGTAGAAGATGGTAAGAAAATTCTAGTTGGACCTTTGACAAATATCAAAGGCGTAGGTCCAGTTACTGTTCGCAAGATAATGGAATCACGCAACGGTGGTGCGCCACTAACGCCAGCAATCTTAGATAAATTGGCAATAGCATCAACAAAGATAGACTCATTAACGCCTATTAGTGATGCAATCAATAAGTTGCATCCAGATTTAACTGCAATAAAAATCTTTTCTAGTCCAACTCCTATATCTGATTTGTATGCAGGATTAGATGGAGAATATATGATCTTTGGATTAGTCAAAAGAATACAGCCTAGAGATGAGAATGACTTGCACTCGATAGCAAAAAGAGATGGCAGAAAGTTGGAAGGTCCATCTTGGAGTTTAAATCTGTTTATGCATGACGATACAGATGAGATACTCTGTAAGATTGATAGATTTGATTACGAAACATCAGGAAAGAGAATTGAAGAAATAGGCGGACAAGGTGATGCGCTCTATGCCATAAAAGGCCGCATCCCACGCGGCTTTAGAATGATTTTAATATCAGGTATAAGATATTTGGGACGTATGTCTGATTTGGATATAAAAACGCCTAAGTATCAAGGAGCGGATCTGTTCGCATGAAAAATCATCCACGAATAGTCGATCCAGGACACACTCATCCAATTCGACAATTGACGCCTGAAGAAAGTGCTGCGTCTCAAAAGGAACACGGTTTTGATATAAATGAACATTTAGCTGCACTTCCAGAGAAAGTGCGTGACGATTATGCAAAAGCCATAAAGAGACAATCTAAAATATGAGAATATTCATATGGTTATTCAGTCTGTCTTTGATAGGATTATGGCTTACAGCACTGATAATAGTGCTGTTTGTTCCAAAAGTTCATAAGCATTTGTCAATAGATGGAGTGCAATATGAAAATATGTCCAAGATGCGGAGGTGAAAAGAAAACTAATAAAGGAATTTATTGTCAGCCTTGTGCTGTTCACATTGCTGCTGTAAAAGGTAAACTGTCAAAACAGGCTAAGAAAAGTTCAAGTAAAGGAGGACTTAAAGGTGGTCCTTCATCGAGAAAAGGTAAAGTCAAAATAACTTTGCCTCCAGTTGGGAAGAAATAATGATACGAGTTGTTGCTGAAAATAGATATCTCACGGTCTATGGGCCATTTCCTTTAGATTTTTTGAAGGTATTGTCGCGCACCAGTGGACGTAAGATCTGGACCCAATCTAAGCAAGTTAGAGTGGAAGGTTCTGCATGGAATCTTAACATCTTAAAGAATAGTGGATTTGATTTAAATTTTGAAGATGCTACTAATGATATAAAAGAAATTGAAGAAATTAAGAATATGCTCACAATTGCTGATCCTATCAAACATAATTATCGTCCAAAACTTGCTCTTAAAGATCATCAAGTAGAAGGATTGAACCTTAGTTGTTATCGTCATGCATTTGCTTGGTTCCTAGAAATGGGTCTAGGTAAGACTGCAATGGCTATTGCCAATTTTTGTATTTTATGGCTACAAAATACAATTGAAGCAGTTCTTATTTTAGCACCAAAAGGCGTACATAAGCAATGGATAGCAGAGGAAATTCCAAAACATATAGATCCAACTATTCCTCTAAACATGACATTATGGACAGCTGGCGCTGCATACGAATCATCAGAATTAAAGGTGCATGGTGCGCTCAATATCTTTGCCATGAACATAGATTCAGTTAATACTAATGATGGTGATTTTGCAATTCGCCAATTTTTTAGTTTGTTTGGTGCTAAGTTCGATATGAAATATAGCAAGAAAGGAGAAAGATCATTCATAGTTGATAAGAAAAGCAAAGTAATGATGATTATTGATGAGTCTCATCAAATAGGAAATTATTCATCTAAAAGAACTCAAGAAACTATTGAGTTTGGTAAATTAACAGAATATAGAAGAATATTGACTGGAACTCCTATTGCCACAAGTCTACTTAATATTTGGTGTCAATTTATGTTTTTGGATAGTCGCATTATAGGTATTGATTATATCACGACATTTAAGTCGCGCTTCTGTGAGACTGGTGGCCATACAGGATATGATGTTATTGGCAGTAAGAATGTTGAAGAATTCTATACTCTTATTGCATCACATTGTTATAGAAAGACCAAAAAAGAATGTCTGGATCTTCCAGATAAAATTTATGCTCAACGTACTTATGTGTTAGGAAATGAAACTCGTTGGCATTATGAAAATATTAAACAAGCTTTTATGACAAAATTAAAGTCAGGCAACGTAGTAGCGCCAGCTAATGCTCTCGCGTCTCTGGTGCGCCTCCAACAGATATGTTCAGGGTTTTTGCCAGACGAAAATGAGAATGAAATAGCAAGTAAGAGAGTTTATGAAATCTTCTCTTATGAGCGTGCAGATATAGCTCTGGATATGGTTAAGCAAATTGAAGGTCAAGTTATTATATGGGCACGATTTATTCCTGATATCAAATGTATAAGGCATAAATTCCAGAAAGATTTTGGAAAAGATATAGCTTTAATGGAAGAAAATGAACAATTTAAATCTGGTAAGAAAAAGATATTGCTCTCTAATCAAGCTAAAGGAATTGGCGGTAACTTACAAGAATCAGGTTGCACAAATATGATATTCTATAATAACAGTTTCAATTTGATACATAGATTGCAACCAGAAGATCGTGTCCATAGAATGGGTATGCGTGGTGCATTAACTATTTGGGATATAACCGCAGATAGAACAGTTGATAAAATTATTGCGGATAATTTAAAAGCCAAAAAAGATTTATCTCAATTCGTATTAGATGACATTCGGCAGATAATAGAGGCTTAAAGATGGTAATTAACCCTGATCAAACAGTAGAAAGAAAGTTGCTTTTCCTTCGCTTTTTTAGTTGCAATTGTCCGCGAAATGTGTTATACCAGCGGTGTGAAGACGCTGTATAATCAACGTCTCTAGCAAGGAGAGCAGAGTAATGGCTAAAATCTACCAGGTACGATACACAGTTGCTGACAGCACTGTGGCGCACGAACACTATACTGAAAAAGGCGCCAAGGCTGACGCAAAGCAACTGTCCAAGGCTATCGGAAATGCGATGCTTGGAGAGATCGAGCGCGCAGAAGATGGCACAGACCTTATTCTACGTGTTTGGGAATATGCTGGCGGAGAACCAGGAAAGGCAATTCCAAAAGAAGGTTCACCTTCGGCAGTCAATGTAGTCAAGACCGCAGACGAAACGAAGTTGGCGGAAGGCACTATCGAAAAGAAGCCAAAAGCTCCGAAGAAAACTGACGAAGAGCGTATCGCTGAAATTGCTGCCGACGCGCAGCGCAAACTTGATGAGATCGCTTCTGGTACCTTTGTTCTTCCAACTCGCGGTCGTCGCGTAGCTTCTGGCGAACCCAGAGCAGAACGTAAGCCCAAGACGCCTGATCTCGACAAGGCGAAGAAGTTCCAGGAGCTTATGGGCGCCTCGGAAGGCGTTGCCAAACTTCTTACGGAAATTGGCGTTACGACGGTCAGCCGGCGCGCCAAGGTTGCGGTTATTGTTATGGACAACAATGGCCCTATCTTCGCTTCGCAGGTTGCTGAGCTCTACAACACCAATCTTGATGAAGGCGAAATCAAGATTGAAGTCAAGGAAGTTATGGCGTGCGTTAACCACGTTGTGTACCTGCTTACGCGTGAAGAGAAGCCTTGGCGCATTACGGTTCGGCCGAAGGATGGCGGAGATAAGCGCCTGAACTTCGTTCCAATTCGTGTCGAATACGAGGACAATGACGACGAACCGGAAGCGGATCAATCCGCTGCCTGAAGACTTGGGGAGCGCCCTTGTGGCGCTCCTTCTTTTATGAGGCGAAAATGGACGCGTTTGACAAGATTAGATATTCTCCAATGGAGAAAAAGATTTTGGCTGCTATCCCGAAAGATGGCAGATATATCTCTACTTTAGAGTTAGTGGATATAGTTTATACAGATCCACCAAGGAACGCACGGCAATCAATTTTGACTGCTGTCAATTCGCTCATCAGTAAGAGCGACGAGAATATGGAACCTTGGGAAATTTTCAAATCTAAGCCTAGAGGTAGCCAACCCAGTTATTTCTGGTGTAAAGTACGAGAGTGAAGTGTGCTTTAGACTACAAAAATAAGACGTATTTTTTTAAACAGCTTCCCAGGCATCATAGGCGGCCGATACGGTTCTAGGCTAGGGATATGCCCGACAAGGTAAAACGACCGTGCTAGGGCCGTTTCTAGCGGTTTAATCCGCTATCCTGCCCGCGATCTAGCACGATCCGTGCGAGCTAAACAGAGGGAGAGCCACATGCAAAACATCTCAGAAATCAAAGTCCTAATTGATGAAATGGAAATGAAGATTGAATCATACGGAGATAAGACCGTATGGCAAAAATCCAATAGCTCGGATTGGTACACTTTCGTTGTAGAAAGTGGCCCTAAGATTATCCAAAGTTGGAGAGAATTGGCTGCTTTGGTAAGACTTACGCCAGGAGATCAATTACTAGAATTGATTGCTAAACTAGAAAGCATCCAAGCAATGGTTGCCAATCAAGACGTAATGCAGCTTGCAGTGAAACTCAACCGCTCTGTGGCGCCACCAATACAAGAATGAATTATAGCAAAGTTATCTAAGTTATCCAAAACCACTATAACTAAATCACAAATAATTTTTGTACTATACAAGGGCGCATAAATATGTTACAGTTTGTTAATGTTTCAAGAATAACTGTGAGTGCGTATTAACTCACCGTTATGCGTTGTAATGGTGCGTTCACCCAGATCTGGAGAACAACACATGAGAACTATGCTGCTTGCTGGCGCGGCTATGTTGGGGCTTATGGCCCCGGCTTATGCCACGTTGCAAATCGAAGTGTTTGACAATGGCACTTTGATCGACAACATCACGGGGATTACGACTGGCGCTGCTTCGCTCACAACCAATGATGCGAACTTTGCCAATATCACAATCGCCTCTCAAGGCTCGCCTATTTTGCCCAATGCCGATCTGTCAAGCGTCACACTTGACGCCTCCGCAGCGGCTGGCTTTACAGGCTCGCACACATTGACGGTTGATATCCTGCAAAGCGCCGTGTCTGGACTTGGAAACACGCTCTCGACCTTTACGGTCAACGGCCTTACCAACGATCCTGGCCCAACGACAGAGAGCACGTTCGCCGATGGAGGGCTTCTAGCAACGCACACGTTCCCTGCTGCGCTGCTTGACGGTTCTTTTGGGCCGGTATCGGCAGCAACTGGTCCGTTCACTTCGGATGAGATCCAGTTTGCTGTGGACTTCACTGCACCAAGGCAGTCGTTTGGTGGTTCAGCCCAGTTGACGACAAACGTTCCTGAGCCTTCGACTTGGGCTATGCTCATTCTTGGCTTTGTCGGACTTGGCTTTGTCGGGTTGCGCCACAAAGCTGGACGCCTAGCGTCTCTCTAACAACAATGGTGGGAGGCTTGTAGCCTCCCACTTCATCTGGAGAGATTATATCTGATAGCAACCATTTCGCCATATAATCGTTCCATTAATTCTTCAGTAAACTCTTCACGTTTTATTTTAGCTTCTTCTGTCATAAAAATATGACCATATGTAATAGCTAAAGCAACTGCATGTGTCAAATTAACAGCACCAAATTTAAACCGTGCTGTATCAAGATGAGTTTTTACTGTTCCGAAAGATACACCCATAATAAGACTAATTTCGTGATAAGTCTTACCTTGCGCTGCCCATGTTAGAGCTTCAATTTCTCTTGGTGAAAGTTTTATGGCATTTAGCATTGTGTCTTTTCATATGCATCTAGCCAGCCATTATATTCAAGTGCTACTTCCCCCTGTGGCGTTCTATGTGAATAAACACACCAAGCATGTCCTACTGGTGCGCCACCAAGAAAGGTGAATTCATGTTTAGCACCTTTTTCTATTAACAAATGGAATGGACCAGATTTTTTAAAATCAAAACGTGTTTCGCCATCTGTAGCCCATTTTACAATATGCCAATCACCACAAAAGAATATCGAAGTATGATCGAAATTGTGCGTATGGCCTTTGACTACTTCTCCTGGCTCAAGACCTTTGCCATTTTTGCCCATAGCACGGATAAAAACGTTCCCACTAATCCAATCTGTCATAGTCCTGCTTTCTTAAGTCGCGCCTCAAGCTCTTTAATTTTGGCAATCGCTATAGCTAGTACGCCAGCTACATCATATGCTTTTACCATATTTGGTTCTAGATTTTCAATATTATTGCCATCAAAATCAAGATGTCGTGTGTAATCAGCTAGCGTCACCAAATCTGGCGCGCCAATTTCAATATCATCAGCAACCAGGCCCCAGTGCAGACGATCTGGATCTTTATATGGCAGATTACTGTAACCAGTTGCGGATAGAGGATCAGGTTGTTGTGGCGGTTTTAGTTTGTATCGCACAGGATTGAATGATTTAAAAGCAGCATCAACTTCATTCAAATTGACAGGCACTACATTAGATTTCAACCTTATATCTGATGGCGCACTGACTGTTGCGTAAACTGTGCCATTGAATGTGGTCGATGGTCCAACATTACTGTGCATGAACCATTGCCAACCATAACCGCCATTGCCGTTTAAAAGATATACCTGGCCCTGTGCCCCGCCATAACCAGTATAACCGTCATGTATAGCGTAAAATCCAGCAACACCTTGACCGTTAGAATTAACGGCTTGCAAAACTGGGTACATACCAACATTGGCGCTTGTATAATCAATATGGCGATAATACATGCCTCCTGCTTGATATAGATCAAGGCGACCATTTTGAAGAGTTAATTGGCCATTTATTGGATCATCAAATCGCCAGTTATAACCATTCTCAGCTTTAATATGCATAATATTGGCACTACCATAACCCATATAACCACGACGAGTTCCTTCTGGAGTATAAAAACTAATTTCACCAGATGTTACTGTGCTACCAGAATGAAGCTCAAGTTTACCAGTATTATTAACAGTTTGTACTCTTAGAGTATTGGCAATAGATGTTAAACCATTAACATTTAAAGTGCCACCTATAGTCGTGGCACCACTTACTAAAAATGTCCCAGCAGTAATTCCTAAAATATCAAAAGCTACAGAACTAAAAGACATACCACCAGGAAATGTT